AAGCGCATTACTAATGTTAAATAATTAATAGCTTCTAGTTCATCATAAGATAAAGTTATTAATTTACCATTAATATCAATATCATATCCTTCTCCATTAGCCCATTCCGTAAGGGTTATATAGTCAGAGTCTTTACCACTATATGTGTATTTTTTAAGATTATCAGTAATCTGATTTACTTTTGTTACTTCCATGATTTAACTTATTAAAGCCGTAAATAATTAATTCTTTAAAATCTTTTTCTTCTTGTTCTGTTAAATCTAAAGGTCTTTCACCTATCCACATAAACTCATAAACTCCTTCATGTTTATCATACTCAAAACTAGCTATAGCATAACAAGTTTCTGAATTTTTAAAGCAACTTTTATGTATTTTATGCCAAGAAAAGTTTGGGTCTCTATACCAATTATCATCTATTTTTATAAAATCAGATTCATGACCATAATAACAATTAGGCATATATCTATTTATATGGTAGGCTTTAATTTCAGGAGGATTTTTTAAAAAATAAGTAGCAACCTTAAATTCTAAATTATTTATTCGTTTAGTCTCTATCATCTTTTACATTAATTTTACCCTCTTTAATCATAAATTCTATCTCATCTTCTCTGTAACCAAGAACATCACATAAATAAACTTCTACATCATTAATATCATCTGGAACTGTTACTAAATCAACACTTCCTATACCGTAATTTAAAATTGCGCATTCCATAAAAAACTAAAAAAGGAGGCTTATTCAGCCTCCTTCCAAAATATATCAGTACACCATATCATTATATGAGCATTTCTATCTATCTTATAAAAATTTTGATTAGTATGTGGGTTATTTAATGGTCCGAATTGTTTTATATAAGGACCAAGCTTAATATAATCAAAATTATCAATATCTATAACACTATCAGCTAGTAATTGTTTACCACTATACCATCCAATATGTAATTCAGGATAATTTTCTCTAATCCACTTAGCTAGTTTATTTACTTCTTCTGGATTAGAATCTCCTCCCATAAATCCTACTAATGTAATTCCTTTATTAGATTCAATTAATCCTTGGAGTTGTTCCAATGATAGTACTTCTCCAATATCTTTTGACAAATAAGATGAATGGCAACCTTTACAATTTATTTTACATCCTGTAATATTTATACATAATGAAATTTCATCAGGAAATTCAGCAAATGTTACTGCTGTATTTAAATATTTTAACATATTTTTCTAATAGTTCACGTCTATAATCTTGAATATTTTCTACATCTAATAAAATTTCTAAATATTTAAAATCTTTTTCTTTTTTAAAAGATATTGCTTCTTCTAAAGTTTTAAAATTCTTATTTTCTTTTTGGTATTTTCTTCTTAGTCGTACACAAAAAGTTTTAGACGGTGTTATGTAAATACCTTTACCTAAAGTAGAAAGAAATGTATTTATATGAGAAGGTATTAAAATACAAGTTTCTGCAGAATATATTTTATTCGATAAATTCTTTAATGAAGATAGACAATCTTTATCTAATTCTAAAACTCCATAAGGAGGGTCTCCATAATTATTTATATACCAATTTTTAAACTTAGAATAAATTTTAAATTCTTCTGACACTTTTATTCCTTTAGCTCCATAGCGAGCATCATTTGGGTCATAACATCTTCGTTCCATATCTTTCCAAACAAAATATATATTTTTATCTGCATTTTTTTCATCACAAAGAAATCCATATTTATCTGGTTTTTCTGGGTTATGTACATTACCCTTTGAAAAATTATCTTGTCTAACATATAATTTCTTAGTGTATCCTTCAAAATGAGCTTCCCATAAATATCTCGATCTCTCTTTTTTATCTATAATTAGATAATCACCACAATTTTGTAAAAATTTTTGTCCAGTATAATCCATATTTCATTATATTATTAATCTTAATACAATTATTTATATGACTATACAAAATAAAAATTTACAAAATGTGGAATTTCTTATTATTTAAGCATAAAATTCTTTAATTTTATCTTCTAATACATTAGCAGTTAAAACTCCAGAAGTTCTTCCTACCTCTATATCATCTTTTATAAATACAAGAGTTGGAAGATTCCTAATATTATATTTAAGAGTAGTTTCTTCCTCTGTTTCTATGTCTACCGTAGTTAAAGTAATATCAGTATGATTTTCTAATACTTTTCTTAAAATAGGTGCTAAAGCTTTACATTGTCCACACCACTCTGCTTCAAATTTTAATATTTTTTTCATTGCGCTAATTCTATATTAATTTCTAATTCATTTTTTCTACTTCTAGTACTACCTTCTAGTTGTCTAGCAGCACTCCAGTTAGAAATCTTTGTTAAATCCTTTTATACCCTCTCTTTCGAGATATTTAATTTATTAATAACATACTCTTTTATTTCAGCTTTACGTTCCTCTGAAATTTTATCAATATAAGAATTATACAGAGCATCATTAGCTTCATTCCGAAAATTTTTTAATACTAATTTTTCACAAAGATACCTTTGATAAACGGCTTCTTCTTTTAAGTCCCTATCCATTAAATAATAACGTTGTTTTTGAAAAGTAAAATCAGTTTTCCACCTATTTCGTTTTTTATCAAAAGATACACCTCGAATACCCGAAGTATTATTAGATTTCTTTTGTAGGTTTAACATATTTTCTTGGATAGTTACTTCTCTAAGATTATATTTTCTATTATCATGAGTATCTCCACTAATATGATCAACTTGTTTATCAGTAGGAAGTACCAACCTATGAAAATAGATACGTTCTTTTTTCTGGTTTCCTGTAAATAAATAAGGTTTATCATTTTTATAAACAGTTCTCCATTTATAACCCTTTAACTTTGGAACATCATCTATATCTAGAATAAATGTCTCCACAATATTTCCATGAGAATCATAAGTATCTATTTCAGCAAAATTATCTTTTAATCTAATTTCATTATCATCAAATACTCCTCTTGAATTAGTGTCTTTAAATTCCCCAAATCTTCTAAATTGTTCCCTATGTTTTTCACATAGTATTTTTCCAGAAAGTTTATTAAAACTAACTTTTTTAAATTTTGATGATACTCCACATACTTCACAAAAGCGTTCTTCTGTTATTTTTCTCATATTGTTAAATAATTATGTTAATAATAAGGGAGTGGACTATACCATCAACCCATAGGTTGCGCATTGGTAGTCTCTGAGACCCATAAATTTTATATATGTTATATATATCCTAACACTTTAACATAAATTAACAATTTATATGTCTGCTGATTGCCCAATCCTAAGACTTGTTCATCCTTGAAAATATTTCAAGTATACTTAGGCTCTAAGGGGTTTCCAGCATATTCTGCGTTTACTACATAATATTACTATTATGTGGGGCGTTTACGTTCACCCAATAATTCTATCCCATAGACTTACATGAGTACTACCACATTTAGGACATTTACTAAATGGCTGTTTTGCTATAAAATGACACTCTTCACATTCACAATTAGGAATATTAAAAGTAGCATATTTACAACCTACTTTAGCCATAAATTTAAGTAAATACTCATATTGTTTCTGATTCAAATGTTCAGATAAATTAAGATGGCAAGCAGAACCTCCATCTAATTCATCAGCAGCGAACTCAGAACTATGAAGTATAATTTTATCAAGTATACTTATATGTGTATCATTAGGTTTAAATACATAACTAGCATACAGGTTAGTATCTGTAGGAACCCAATAGCCATCAGCTTTATCTCTATTATAAAGTTTTACTGAAGCGCTTTCTGCAGGAACTTGCTCTGTATTAAATTGAGTTGTTTTAGTTTTATGTTTCTTATTCTGCTCTTTTATAGTACTGAATATCAATCTACAGAATGTCTTATAATAAATATTATTATTACATTCCATTCCTAAATATTCAGCAGCTTGATTTAAGCCATTAATTCCAATAGTTAAATACTGCTTATCAAGATTAATAAAACCAGCATCATAAGCAGCATATAAATGATGGTCTTTGCACCAATGCATTAAGTCGTTATAAGCATACTGATACAAATAAACTCTTTCAAGAATATTTTCTATATATTTCTTAATTCCTTCTTGGAAGTCTTTATGTGTAATCCAATCTACTGGGAAACAACATTTATTGGTATTAACATCAATATGGTCTTTATAATCAGACCAAGTATGTTGCCAATCTTGAATAATTCTGTTTAAATTAAGAGTGATGACATTCTTACTACCAGTCATTATACCTATTTGACCATTAGTAGTATTAAATGTATTTTCTTGTACTGCATTCTGTAAACGACAACATGAACTTAAACTATCTACACTACGAGATAAATAAGTAAAGAAAGAATTTCCTTGAGCATATTCACTGCATATAAAATGGAAAGTATCTAAATCTTTAAAATTACCTTCTTTGTCTGTTAAGCAAGCATAACTACATACAGGAAATGTTAAAATACATTTTAATCTTTCTTGATTTAACCAATGTAAATAACGTCTTTGTAACCAATTAGTAGAATTCCATTCTGGCTTTGTTCCATCTGGAAATACAAATTCTCCAAACATACCTTCAAAGAAATATTTATCGAAGAATGAAAAATTTGTAAATGGAGACTGCATTCCTCTAGCTCCTGCTATTTGATTAATGGAATAAGTTACCTGTTGAAAATACTGATCAATTTGACTACCAATAGTTTTTTGTTTTATACAATAGTCTGTAGTTATTTTTACACTTGGTTTGAGATAATAATTATTTCCCCATTCTTTTCTACAGAAATAATCCATATACATCAAAAACTCAGGAGTAGCTACTGCTCCTTTAATTTCAGAGGCTAATGCAAAGTTTAGATTTACATAAATACCACAGAATGAATCAAGGTTCTTTGGAACGGCTGATTTACCTCCTAATTTTTCTAATCCAGATAACAAGAAAGGATACATAGAAGCTGCCATACAATATGGTTCTCCTACTTGAGAAGATGAGTCATGAGGATACAAAATAGTTTTAAAATCATTCCTCATAACTTTTATATTAAAGTTAGGATCTCTCTTCTTTACAAAACTTTCCCACCATTCTGTATTAGTAAGTTTATTATCAACTTTATGTATTTCAGCGTTTAATACTCCAATACCTTTAGTTCCCACATTACTATTATCATCAATAGTAGCATTAGCAGTATTATCGGACTTTACAAAATTATGAATAAATTCAATATCTCTAGTAGCATGATTTCTAATATCTTCACGTTCTTTACGATATAGAATATATTTTTTAGCTACGTCGTGATATCCTAAATCCATTAAGAGTTCTTCAATTTGGTCTTGAATATCCTCAATAGATTGATCTTCAGTTTCTACTACAGAATTAGTTATCTCAGTAACTGCTCTGTAAGTATCTTCATCCATTGTTTTACTAGAATTTTGGGCAATTCCAAAAGCCTTTAGTACAGCATCTCTAATTTTGTTTCTGTTAAATTCTTCTTTAATTCCGTCTCTCTTTATTACCATAAATAACATTTATAAATTAACATTTTAAATCATCTACGAAATAAGCACTATAATACTAGTACTGAACTAATAATATAGTGCTTATATAGTTATTTCAAAAATTAAATTTTTGTTTCATCTAAAAAAGAGAGTGTATCTATTATTTTAAAATCAATAATTCTATATATAAATTTATACAAAAAGCAACTAAATTTTTACAAATTTAAAATCTTTTTAAGTAATACACATTTTTCAAATTTATTCATAATATCCTTATTATTATCATTTGAAATACCTTCTGTAAAACTATTATAAACTTCAAACATTGAAGCTTCTCCATTAATTCCTATATAATAATCAGATTTAGAATCTTCAAACATACGTTTATAAGAAGCTATAACTTCAGAAGTAGCTAACTTTATTTTACCAAAACCGTTATCTTCAAATTCAGTTATAGCTTGTCTTACCCAATATCCTAAACTGATATTTATATTAGATTCTGAAGTGTTAAATTCAGTATTTTTCAAAGTTTTAAGAAAAACTCCTAATGAATCAGTAGCTTCTACTAAAGTTTTTACAGGAGAATAATCCACAGGTTTATCAGGAGATAATTCAGAAACCCTTATATAACTAGGATTAAATACACACATATTTAAACATGCCATATTTAATCCTGTTCTAAAAAACTTTATTATAGGTTTTCTAGTATCTAATCCATACAACATATTTATAGTTTCTTTATGATTATCTACTGAATATTCATTTGGTAATACTGCTTCTAACCATACTCTATTAAAAGTTAAATCAGCAGTATCTATATCACCATTTTTATTATAAGTAATTTGATCAGGTAATTTTACATGTACTCTAATATCAGAAGTTAATTTTTGAACTCTTTCTAAGAAAGGTTCAATATATCCTCTAGTAGGAAGATAATCTTTACCTTTAATACTAGTAGCTTTTCCTTCTAGTACTTCTTCTAAAGTAAATTCAGTTGGCATTCTATCCATTGTATGTGAAAAACATTATGTTATCAATAATTTCTTTATCTAATAATTTTTGTACTAAATTATGTGGAGTATCTTCCGCATAATTAACTTTATTTATATCTACACTAGTAATATATATCCACTTACTCCCGTTGTATAATATTTGCCCACAGGGATATGAATTTTTATAGCAGATAAGTAGTGTTTTGTTATCTTTAGTAATGTCATTAGTTACCATCTTAATGTAGCAAGAAATTCTTCATCAGATACTTCTTCAAAGTCTCCGTCTCCATAAATAACATCTGAGATATTATATTCTACTATTTTAAACTCTGGTTTTCCATGACTATGCCAATATTCTGTAACATGTTTTGCATTACAATTAGGACTAGGACCTAATGCAATACTACAAGAAAATTTATTAGTTTCATAGCAATGTCCTTTATAAAAGTTTTGACATTTCTTTATATAGTTAATAATAGTATTAACTTCTCCTGGGCAAGTAAGAACTTCTTTTAATGGGAGAACTTTTTTATAATCTCTATAAGCAGGTTTATCAGGAGTAGCTTCTTTATAGTCATCTTCTATACCTCCTTCTAAGAGTTGCTTAATTAATATTTCAAAAGTATCATCCCAAGTATCATTAATACCATAAGCATTCATATAAGTACCTCTTATATAATTAAAATTATCTTGAGATAAATAATGTCTAGCATATAAAGGATCTTTCTCACTATCTTTAAATCCATTCTTAATAAGCTCATCCAAATCTATAGAAGGCTGAGCCCATCTATACATTTCTACAAAACACTTATGTAAAGCTTCCTGTAAAACGTCTTCTCTGCTAATCATCGTTGTTAGTATAAAATTCTAATAATCTAAAATTATCTGCTATATGTTTAGTATCTATTAATTCAGTAATTAATTCTAATAATGTATCTTTAAATGTATCAAATTGAGCATTATCTATATTGTCGCAAAAATACCACATTTCAGTATCTGAACAATATGAAATTCTTCCAACAGCCATACCTTCTTTATAAGCGATAATTATACCTTTATAATTACCAGTAATAGCTGCTAAATCTATAGTAGTATCACTACTTTTAGGAATATTAATATATTTCATTGTCCAAAATCGACTAATTTAAAACTATCTGCGTAATTACTTGATATTACGTTCCTTAATAAATATAATAAATTTTCGTCTCGTTTATAACTACAATTTATAGTAATATCATCTAAGTATACCCACTCATTATTATCATCGTCATATCCAATAAATCCTATTGGTTTATTACCTTTGTATGCTAAGATAATACCTTCAGTATCTGTATCTATAGCAGAGATATCTATAGATTTATCAGATGTTTCTGGAAGTTTTATGTCTCTCATTAATTATTTCCTTTAATAGTTCCCATCAAAATATCTTTATCTTTTACGATAGTATAATTAATACTCCATTTAGTATGTCCAAAGTTAGCTGTAATATAATTACTACTACCATACATACTACCTACTGAAATATAATCAAACTGCTTACCAGTAGTATAAGCATAATTATGTAAATCCCCTTTTACTACATAAATATGAGGACTGTATATACCTTTTTCTGCTATATAATTAGCAAAGAATAATTCAGTCTGAGGGTTTAAAGTAAGAGGAAATTGTCTAGTCTGAGAATTATTATCTTTACCATGAGCATATAGAAATTGATGATCTCCAATGATAAAATTATCAATAGGATAGTTACTAATATAACTCTTAACATTATATTTAGTTAAATATGCAGCTAAGAGTTTCTGGTTTAACCATTCAAAATCCCCACCATGATTAGATTCTCCTATAGAGAGATAATTAAAATCTTTACTTTTTACTTTTACTGTAAGAGTAGCGAAGAATTCCATCATACACTCTATAAATGCTTCACTAATTTCTTTATTATCAAGAATCTCAGGAAGTTCATGACCTCCTCTAGTAGTTTCTTTATTGAACCCATCAATAGAATCACCAAGATTAACTATATATACAGAATGATATTCTTGTCCTACAAAAGACTCCACAATTCTAGATAATCTAGATTTAATTTCTGGAACATCATAAGAAGGTAACTGTACAAAACTACTATACTTAGCATTATAAGCTCCAATATGCAAATCAGATAACCATATAATTAAATCAGGATATTTTGCTTCTTTATTATTAATATTTACTGGAAGTTCTTTATAATCCTTTATTGTATTTTTAATAGTAGTTTCTATAAGTTCCTTATTTAAAGACTTAGAAGTTTCCTTAGTTAATTTAGTAACTAAAGCTCTTAAATCCTTTACTTCATCTTTCTCTATTCTTTTTAAGAAATCATTCTCTTTTTCTCTAAGATGCATTTCTTTTAATTCATCCTCAGTATATTCTTCATACATATGAGGAGCAAATGGAGAAGATGCTTTAGTAATATTAAAAGCTCGTAAAATTCTTTTAAAGTCAATAAGAGAATAGTCTGGGAAATATCTGCTGACAATCTGCTGGGTTAAACCAGAACCGTAATAAGTATACATTCTATATACACTATTCATTTCGTTTCTAGTAAAGACTCCTGTGATTGCGGGCTTATTTCTTCTGAAAATCTCAAATTTATATCCAGTAATTTTACCAGTCTCTTCGTCTCTTATTTCCCAAGTATTAGAAGCATCATCTGTATCTTTCTTTACTTCTTTTTTCTTAGTATTCTTTAGTCTGTCATATAATTCCAATATCTTCTTATCGTCTTCGTCTTTATTTTCTTTCTTTCTAAGATTTCTTATTGTCATATATACAGTATTTATATTTTTTCCTGATATAGTACATTGAGCTTTTAAAGAATGATTATTATTAATTGCATCATTAAAGAACTTAATATAAGAAGATTTTGTTGCTTGTTTCATACTTTTTTAAAAATTAGATAGCTGTTACGCCTTTATAAATAAAAGTATCTAGTAAAATAAAGGTATCTAAATTACAAAAGGCAGATACTCTCGCGAGCACCTGCCTTACTTTTAAAAGTTATGGGATAAAATTAAAATTCCAAACCAAAGAACATATAGCGACCATTCTTAGTACTCTTAGATGGAGTATAAGTTACAGTAGCTACTACTGGATCAGAACCAATAGACTCCTTACCCTGAACGATATCGATCTGACCCTTAAAGCCCTTCTTAATAAGTTCCTTAGCCATTTCCTTAGCTGCGGTCTTAGTAGGACGAATAACCTTTGTATCTGGCTCAACACGACCAGTATCGTTACCATCCTTATCAAGAATTGGCTCGCCAGCCTTCTCGTTCTTTACACGCTCAGACTTCAAAGTCTTCAGTACTTCCTTTGTATCGTGGTCTACCAAATCAAACTTCTTCTGAGTATCACGCTTACCCTCAGTCTTAATATCAACAACCTTCCAAGGACGCTCACGTGTACTTACAACAGCACTAGAAAGAGTTACAATGAAACCACTACCAGGAGCATTCTTAGTCTTTTTCTTCAAATACTCCAGCTTAAATTCCTTCTCATCATTAGAAGTTACTTTAGTATTTCTCTCATGGAACTTCTTCCATGCCTGTGTTGCATCACCATTAATATGGAAATTCTCTTTCTCTACCTGTGCTACTGCTGCTTCCTTTGTTTCTGCATTTACTTCAAAACTCTTAAAATTAAAAATTTCACTCATTTTCAAAAATATATTAACATTAATTCTTATTATCAAATCATCTGCGATGTTTTTTCTTTATCTTTGTAATGCTAATATAATCTATATTTTTTGCCTCCAAAAAGAAAATTATAAAAAAATTAATTTTTTTAGAATGGAAGAAATTTCCCCATTAATTCTCTTATTTTTGCTGGCATATCTTTTGGTTGCACGCCAAATGTTGGAAAATCGGTACATCCATATGAAAAATCCTCAGTGATGATAGCAATAGCTTGTATTGTATCTTCATCAAGACCTGTTTTTTCTGCTAATTTAGCAGTTACTTCATAATAAGTAACTCCAGGTTTTTTCTTTTTCATAGAATTTACCATATATCCAAGTAACGATATAAGTGCAAATTTTAAATTTATACTTTCTCCTAAAGACCCTAAACTAAAATATTTACGATATAAATCGGAAAGTTTAGTATAATCAGGTCTCTTGAGTAATTCCGAATCCCTCATAACCATGCATACAATAGAATGCTACTAATTTAAGAAGGTGAGTAAACTCTTTAAATCCTTTATTAAAAAGTTCTCTAGTCATAGGAACTACTTTAGTATTAAAATTTGGAATAGTTTCTACTACTAAAAAATTACTTCTAATTTTAGGATTCTCAATGTTATAATTCTTCTTAGCAGCCATAGTTAATAACCAACTATATAAAGCCATTTCTCTATAATAGTGATATTTAATAAGAGCTCCTTTAGCAAAATTATTTATCAAATCTCCTGTGGTTTTTAAATCATTTACAGTGATTATTCCTTCTTCTTTATCTATACTATAATTATCAAGTTTTGATTTAATTTTTAGTATAAAAGGTTTATGCTCTGGAGCCTCTACTAAAACATCTATAAGGAAAGCTATCTCATTACCAATAATTGGTTGTTCTAGTAATCCTTCAGGGTTTAGTAAAGATTGAATTTGTGTATCACTATTTAAAGATTCTAGACAGACTTTTAGTTTAGCGTGATTTTTAGGATCTGTAAATATTGGTGTTCTAGTATCATTATTTTCTTTTTCAAAAGCTTTTCTATCACACCAGTATTGAGTGCAGTCTGCTAATACTTTTTCTATTTTTTTATCTGACATTTTATCTTTAAAATAATCACATTTATCAGATGCTTCTAATATAATATCATTAGTAACATTGATACCTTGTGTTTTCTTATAAATATAATCTGCCATTGATCCCATTTTAGCAGTAGGTCTGCTAACGTCTGTTAGAAAGAAGTCATTAGGTTGTAAAACTAAAGTATGCAACCAACTACCAAATTCTAAGCTAGTTGTATTTAACTTAGTCTTACCCCAATTATCAAAGAACTCTGTTGGAGAACCATCTTGATCTGGATTTATTTTAGATAATCTAGAGTTTGAGATATAATTATTATACTTTTCTGAGAAATAAGTATTGTCATCAATATCTTCAACTCTTAAAGTCTCTATCAGAGGTTTAATAGAAATTTGACTTAATTTCACGTAAGTAATTATTAAAGTCTTCCGACTCTTTTATACATTCATACCCATATTCTATCTCTTCTTTATCTAAACTATAAATCTTACCATAAGGACCCCATTTTTCATTAGATTCAGAAGCTATTAATAAGCAAGGTAATCCTGCTAGATTCATCTGAATAAAATTACTAACAGAATCATCAATGAAAATATCAACTCTACCTTTTATATATCGAGCTTTATTAGCACGCTGGCATAAGACTTGATAAACAGGTTTACTAGGATAACCATTATTCTTTAGCCATGTTTTACTATAGTCTTTATTGCATACTCTTTTAGTACAATATAATTCAGGTATAAAGTTTATTTTATTTTTTACTGGAAGATTTATCCACCATTCTCTGTCTTTTATTAAAACTTGTTGTACATTTTTTGTTATTTCTCCATCAGACTTAGGATATCCAAATCTTTTTAAATATGGATTCATAAACTCATTTAATGTATCATCTAAATCTAAACCAATTCTTAATTTCATAGATTAAATAATTCCTCAATATCTCTTATATATGTTACCCCAATACCTTTCTTAGCCAATTCAGCTCTGATATTTATCCAGCTATCATTATTATCAAGAATAGCATATGTATCATCGTCTAAATTTAAGTACTTATCAACTTCTTCTTTAGCCTTTTCAACGGCTTCTTCATATGAAGATGCTGTTAACTTATGAAGTTTATTTTTATTACTCTGACAAATTGCAAAAATATAATTATTCATTTGGTATTGTTATATATAATTATCATTATAATAATAAATAATATTATCATGGTAATTGGAAGTGATAAAAATATTACCACTGCTAATGTTATCCAACTCCATAATAATATCCCAGAAATCTTAAGTAAAATTAATATTATACTTATTATAAAATCTATTACTATTAAGGTTAATAGTTCTCTCATATTAAATTATTACTTTTAGAATAACATTCTAATAAAGTATAAAAGAAATCCATAGGAACCATTGTTGGAGGCTATCTATTAAATAAGTATCTAGATAATCTCGCAATATATCAAAACTTATTCCCTCAGGTAATTCAATTAATCTAATTTTATTATCCAAACAATATCGCCGTAAATAGTTATCACGTTTTTTCTAAGAATCAAATGCTAACTATCCTCCAAAATGTTTTATAGGAATATAATGTTGTTTACCATTATATTCAATAATTGTGTTTAAAGATCTTATATAAAAATCAACATATATTTTCCCTGAACTTCTAATATTTTCAGGAACATGTACAACGTACTACTATTGAAATAAAATATTTTTAGACTATAAATATTGTTCCACAAAATTTTCTCCATGTGACTAACTGCATTTCTAACATCCACAACCTTTTAAATGGTGTGCAGGAGTTTGCATAAATTCCCCATGTGTAGGACATATTATGGATACTTTTGTTTGTCTATTAAAGTATTTTACTTTACTATAATCATACTTGTTTCCATGAACTCGCCGAGCTTTTTCTACAAAATCTTTAATAGATAATCTTCTATTTGAAGCGCGCTATTCGATGCTGCATTTTGGACATATACCTCTTCTTATAAAATTATTTGGAAAAATTTCAAATAAACCATGTCTAGGGCAACCTATTGTTAATTTTGCATTAGCTACAGTATACTTTGTATTTGAATAATCGTAATTGCCCTATTGCACTTGTTTGGCTTTTTCTATAAAATCTTCTGTAGTCAATTTATAACTTATATGAGAAGCACATTTTGCACAACCATGTTCTTGCATTATTGATTCTGGAGTGGTGCTCCATACATAACCACATTTTAAACACTTATATTTTATCTTAGACTTTGTATCTATATAAGTTCCTATTAACTTAATGTTATGTAGCCGAATATAATCTAAAAATTTATTTTTAGTTTTATCTAATTTAGCTAATTTACTGCAAGTTGGGCAAGTACAGTTTATTTTTAGAGAATCTGCTCTTCTTTTAAATATATTTCCACATATTTTACATTGTACAGTCATAATACATTTAGCTCCTGTGTACTCTGTCATACACTATAAATCAGGATTCTTAGAATGTATTAATTTTATATATTATTCAGATTTCATGCTTAATTAATTTATAAAAATATTCTTTAGGTATAAGTACAAACTCTGGACATTTAGTTCCTACTTCAGGTTTTTGCTTTTTCCAAAATATTGCTAGAGGACGGTCTTTATAATTACATTCCTCTGAGATTTTTTCAATATTTGGAGTATTAGCAGTAGCTTTACATTGAATATAACAACTTAAATGATCTTCAGTTTCTGCAATATCTATTTTTGCATTATCTAAGTTACGGGATTCTGATCTAGAGCTTTTTAATCCCTTAAAACCTAAATCTGTAAGCTCGTGTATTATATCTAATTCATATTTTTGTCCTTTCCTACGACTCTTTTTAGCTTGATAACTCTTCTTAGTATGGCTATCTATCCATTCATATAAAGTGCCATCAGCCATTTTTCCAGATTTATTACATCTAATTTTAAGAGCTGCCTGACTTATTTTAGTTTTTTCGGAGCATTCTTCTATAGATGTATAATCGTGCACATCGCCATTCTTATATGTTATTCTAATAGCAGTATTCAGATTCTAATTACTTTTTGACATAGTTACTTAATTTTTTTATATAATACTTTATAAATTTTAAAGTATTCTGTCGACCATATTTTTTATAAAAATCACTTATATCTTTTACTTTGAATTTATGAGGTATAAAGAAATAAAGTAATTCTGGATGATTTCTTCTTATTTTAGCCATATTAAACATTCCAGGTCTATCATTATCATAAAAAGTTACTATATAAGTAAATCTTTCTTTTAGATCATTTAACATGTTTTCAGATAACCATTGTGTCTCACTATTTGGAGCACAAGCTGTTACACCTAAACCCCTTAAACACATAGTATCTTTCATACTTTTAGTTATGACTAATAAATTACCTTTTTTAGGTAACTGACTATAACCCTGAACCTTTTTAGAGGGCCAATTTGTTAGAAATCTATATTCCTTACGTTTAGGATAATAAATTCTCCATAATTCTTTACCTTGCATTGTTCCTCCATAATATCCGAAGATAAAGTTATCTTTGGTCTTTATAGTTTGAATATTACCATTTAAAAATACAGTACGACAAGAATATACTTTATATTTATTTAGTAATTCTAAAGAAACTCCTTGCTTACTCCACCATTTTAATTCATCTTCTGAGAAATTTTTTATTTCTACTCGTATATCTGCTGGCTCGTTTGTTTTAACAAAAGAAGTGCTTGATTGTATTACAGAATGATAATTATTTTGTCCTTTTAATAAGCCAAAATCTTTAGCTATAATGTCTAATGCTTGATGGTATTTACAAGCATATTTAGTCATAATTACAGATATAAAGTTTCCATAAAAACTTCCATTAAAATCATGAAATATAAGTTCTCCTTTAGAGTTACGAAAAAAGGAAGCCGTAGGATTTTTATCTTTACGTAAAGGATTACAAATTAATTTTTTTGAAACTTTTACGCCAAGATAATACTCCATATAGGCTTCCTCTGTGTTATATTTAAGTAAGTAGTCCTTAGTAATATCTGGTTTATAAGAAAAATCTAATTCCATAAAAACTACTTACTTTATAATTACTACATATCTGCCAGCATAGCGTCGAAGTCTTCATCTTGAGCCTCCTTGCCTTCAGTAGAGTCAATAGATTTAGCCTCTTCTGAATCAGCTGCTGGCACAGGAGCAGTAGGCTTACGCTTCTCCATATCCTCCTTCTGTTTAATCTCATAACTAGAGAATGACAATTTATCTTCCTCTAAGCTAGCAAAATTATCACGGATATAGAACTGTCCATCACTATTAATAGCTCCAATATCAGGAATTTTGGCAAATACATTACCAGTTTCCTTCATAATTCCTTTTTCATCCTTTTTCTTTTCCTTACGACCACTAAGCTTTAAATAAAAGTTTTTATTCATACAATACTTAGTCAATACTGCCTGGAAAAGCTGCATGAATTGGTCAGTACTCTTACAAGCAGGAGCTTTAGTTACAAACAATTCTTTAGCCTTATCACCTCCTACTACTGTTATAATATGCAGCATAAAACCCTTAAGCTGCTCAAATGCTGAAGGAAGTACATATGGGAACTCTACACCTTTAGAATCTTTTCTCTTACCCTCATATCTTTTAGCAGAACTTTCATTAGGATAAAACAATGATTCTTGATAAGTTCCTTGTTCACCTTCAAAATGAAGTACTAGAGATTTCCAAGTTGTGTCAGGGTCTTGCTTACCTTTACCCTCTTTAGTTTCTACACTTTTTAACTGAACGAGATAAATTCCATAAGGACGAAGACCTTTCTTACTTGTAGGATTAATATCACCAAGACCACCAAAATTTAAATTCATATTGCTATATTATTAAAGATTATCGAAATTAAAATCATTATCTGAGATTTCTGTATCATCTGCGCTGCCGTCAATAAGACTAGCCATTTCGTCATCTAATTCATCTTCTGATGCAATATCCTCTGCTTCAGGGACTACATCTTCTTTAATCTCAGGCTCTCGATTACCTGTTAATATAAACAATCCATCAATTTTAGGATGTGGAGTGAAAGTAAACTCATTACCATGCTCAGCAAGGTTCTGGTTATTCTTTCCTCTATATGAAACTGCATTTTTCTGAGTTAATTTATTACCTGACTGCGTACCAAATGTTTCAGTAGCTCCGATAACTAGGCACTCTTTCTTATTAAGCTTCTGCTGTTTAATATCTACTTTATCTCCTGGTTCTACACCAAGAGCCTCAACAGCAGCCTTATTAAGAATATACTTATTCTCCTCAAGAATTAATAGTGGATTAGGATTTGTATCATCCACTTCTGAGTCTTTCTTTTTAGAAGAAGACTTACGAGTAGACGGCTTCTTTACAGAATCATCCTTCAATTCACGTGTATCAGTAAAAATTTCTCCAGTTTCTTCATTAAGCCACTCGGACTTAATTGTCATTTTAATTAGCTTCATTTAAAATATTGTCATCATTATTGGTTTCATTATTGTCATCTGCGATTTCTTCTTCCTCACTATATTCAAAGTTATGGATAGTATCTAAAACCTTCTGCATATTAGGTTCAATCAGTTTATCTTTAAAACATCCGTCAACACTACGACAAGTATCGTTACCGTTGGTTTTAGTTCTAAAGAAATAACTAATATTGCCATCATCATCAACCTGGCGTTCAGTATATAAAATATAAGAAAATAAACCGTCAATATTTACGGTTCTATCCAACATTTTACCACTAGAATATAACTGCCAATGTTCGTCGAGGTCAGTACCAGCATTAATAATATGACTAATGAATACTACATTAAGATCCTCACGCAGTTCACTAGCTTCCATGATTAAATCATAGTAATTTTTAGCAAACACAACGTGCTTATCCCAACCTTTTTCAAGAGCAGAATCCATTATATTATTTGAAAGACAATAGTTAGCATCATCTACAACTACTGTCTTAATATCAGGACGTAATTTATCAATAATTTTCAACCACTTACCAATAGTAGTATAATCATTAGATACAAGCCAATTTCCAACTGGCTTTTTATTTACAACTTCAGCTTTCTTGTATTTACGTCTAAATCCAGGAATTTGAAGCTGCTTATTAGTACAACTAATAATAAATGTTGTTTTATAATCTAAATAACGCAAAGAAGTGCTTTTTCCGGTGCCACTCAAACCTGCTAAACCAATAATCATAAACTATAGTCTAATTTATTTTTCACTTTTTCATCTTTATCTTCATTCTTTATTATATTATCTGTTGAACTGTTATTTGTAGCTCGATATCTAGAATAATCAAAGATTTCTTCTGGCTTAGGCATTTCCATCCACTTATTTACTGCACCGTCAAAGAAACAACAATCAGCTACTTGGTTTTCTCCATATCTTGACTTTAGTACAAGAATACTTCGGAACCTATAACCCATTTCTTTAACTTGATAACCTCTATAAGTTGTTCTTTTATCAACTTGAGGATTATATACAGCTAAAATAATTTCAGAATTCTCTGAAACAGTGGATGTTTCCTTAATATCCTCCACCATTGGCTCCATGAAAGCTTCATTCTTTTTTCTTTCCATGTTAGCCACTGCTCTATTGGATTGCATAACAATAATTGGAGATAATCCTGTTTTATTTCTAATGATAACTAATTTATTAGTATAATCATCAATCTCTCCTTTTCTGTTCCTTCCATTAGATGGCTGGATCAATCCAACATGGTCAGTTACTGAAAGTATTACTTTTTCAGGGTCTTTCGGAATATATTTATTCTCTATAAATTCTCCTTCTTTTTTAAGCTCTTCCATTGTAACTTTTATGAGCTTATCAGAATTAAAAGAGCCTTCGTATATAGTTAGTACTTTATATACTTTTTCTAGCCAATCATATCCTAGTTGTACATACTCATATAAATCGTCAGGTAAAATATAATCTTTACCTATAGATAATATTTGTTTAGCAGTTACAACAATATGATAGGTATCATATAAATAAGTACTTAATAATTTAGCTATAATAAAGTCTTCTTTCATTTCAAGAGCAAAGAAAATAATTCTTAATTTATTATCTTCTAAATGCTCTTTTAAAGGAGCGTATATATAAGAATATAATACGCATGAACTTTTACCTTGTCCTGAACTCGCAAATAAAAGAGTCATGGTACTTTTAGTAATACCTCCTATTAATTCTTCCAATTTAGGAAGACCCATACTAAATCCTTGATTAAGTCCTTGTCTACCAAGCTCTATCGAACGTTTAAAACTTTCTAAACTCACAGAGTGGTGATTGAATTATAATTCATACCTGAATCTCCATTCTTTAAAGCTTCAAGATCTTCCCATTTTTCATCTACAATAAATGTAGCTAAGCTATAATTAATAATACCATTATCAGTATTAGCTTCCCAATCTAGTAAATCAATAATCTTTTTATGAAGTTCTTCATTCCAATGAATTTTCTTTCCATAAGTTCTATAAGCATCTTCAAGACTATTAAACTTTTTAGAAACACCTAGCATACTAGTTAAGCATCCATTAATATTTCTAAATCTAGGATAATGTTCTCTAAGTTCTTTTCCCATTTCAAAGGAACTCTTAGCTAAACATTTTAAGAAGTTTTTATTAAATGGTATCTCTTCAGGAACTAATTTCATTCCTGGAATAATTTTATAACTTTTAAGGATAAGACCTTTATCTTGTAAAGATTTAAGTACATCTATAAAACTTCCTACATATTTTTTATCAATAGCTAAATACCTACGAAGATAATCTTCTGAATAATCTTCTATATAGGCATTTATAGCTTTAACAACAAATAATTCAGTAGGAGTAATATTATATTTTTCTAAAATTGTTATTTCTTCATCAATGTTTAAATCAAACATACAGTAATTCGGATAATTAAAAATCTTCCATACTGTAATTAAGTTAATCTCTTTTCAGAGCGATATTAATACATAGATTCAGAATCTAAAATCAAATTTAGGAACTATCTTTTCACCTGGGGTAAAGTCTTTACCTTGTAATACTTTATCCAATTCTGATTCGTCTATAGTTATAAAAGAATCTCCCTTATGAGAATCATAAAACCACTTAGTTTCTTGAGTCCTATTTAATACTATATTGAATATCTCTGCTGTCTTACCTTTTTCAAAACGGATTGACCTTCCTCTTCGTTGACAAGCTCTAGTAGTTGAACTATCTAATCCAAATATAATAGCTACAGAAAGACCTTTTACATCAAGTCCTTCATCAGCTTTTTTTACTGTAGATAATAAAGTTATCTTTCCAGAGTTAAAATCTTCAATAGCTGTAGCACTTCTTTTCTTAGAAGTTCTACTAGAATATACAGTAGCATTAGGAATTTTTTCTGCCATTTTAATATTATTAGCAAAAGTTATTATTTTTTTATCCTTTCTAGCTTCTATAATTTTCTTTACTATTTCAATTTTCTTTGGGTGATTATTTATGAAAGCTTTCTTTTCGTGCATAGTAGCCCAAAATCTGATAGCATGATAATTTATACTTTGTAGTACTTCAGATTTCTTGTTAGGATCACTACACATAGAATCTCTTAGGAGTAGTTTATTTCGCCAACCCATAGGACCAGCTAATTTATTAACTAACTCCCAAGAGAATCCGAAGAATTCAAAATGAGAAATGAATTCTTTATTTATTTTTTCATATTCTTCTAAATCATCAACATTTACTAAGACTAGATATTCTTTATATGGGCTAACCCAACCATTTGCAAGACAAGTGTTAATATCAATAGTATCAATTACTGGACAGTATTTTGCTAATATTTTATCTCTACCATCAAGACGCTCAAAAGTAGCTGTAAGACCTAAGATAAATTGGTATTTTATTACTTCAAACAATCTTACAAAAGTCTCAGCTGCATATCTATGCGCCTCATCTAATACTAAAAGATCATATTTGGCAGGATGTTTTATTACAGTGTTTATTATTTGTACATCACAACTTAATCCTAGCCCATTAGAATCTATATAACCACACCATTGTTTTTGTAAAGTTTCTGTTGGTACAATTATTAGTACTCGATATTGTGGAAAGTGTTTTAGCACTGTTTTAATACAGTTTAGTCCTATTCTGGATTTCGGTCTTGTTATCGTATAGCTTTTTATCTATACTTCTTACTATTACTAATAAGCCCCGCATAAATTTTTACCCACTTATTTCAGTTGGGGCATCGAACACTCGTGGAGAAATTATATTCTAATAAAAATAGTCTAGTTAGTAACTAGACTATTTATTAGGTTCATTCTCTATGCTGTACGGTGTAGAAGATTCTTTAATTTCTTCTATTACCTCGGTATTACCCTCTATAGGGCTTCCACCGATTTTGCTCGATAATAATTCCGAAGATTCCTCTATCGGAACGGCATTGTAATTAACAGATATATGATCCGCTTTTACAGTACCAAAGCCAGTGGACGCTACTATTGTCCCTACACAACGATTTTTTATCCATTTTCTACGACACTCTTCTTGTCGTTCGTCTCTAGTGATTTTATGAAATAATTCTCCTTCAATCAGAGAGTTTGTAGCCATTGTAAGCAGCTACTGCTTTGATTTGCTTAATACGCTTCTCCCATTCTGAAGCTTGCCATCTAACCTTATTTTCAAGATGAAGTAAAACTTTATCTCTTAAGGTTTCTAATTGTACTTTAGTCAGATCATTATAACGCTTATCATATTTATCCTTACGGAAAGTAAGCATTGCACTAAACTCTTTTAGAGTTAAGCCTTTTCTATCATCAATTTTTAAAACAAGACCTTTCTTGTCTTCAGGATTCTTAGGATCTCTCAGTTTAATATTTAGAAGTTCAGCAACTTGCTTAATTCTATCTATTAAACGACCATTCTCATCTTTCTTATTTAATTCTAATAATTCAGAACGTGTAAACCACAATCCAAGCTCAGTAATGAATGTAAGAGTAATATGCTTACGAACACATTTACCTAAAGCAGACAAACAAGCTTCTCTAACAATATACAATGGCAATGAAGCAAACATAGTAAATGAATCTTCATCACTATTCATAATATCATTAAGAGTCCATTCTTTAAAGAGAGTTTCTGCAATAGCACTAGCATTTGTCTCTCCCTCACCTCTTTCTGCATTATCTTTAGCAAACTGTTCTGCCTGAGAAGTAATCTGTTGATTGAGCATATTAAAGAAACTAGTTCTTACAATACCTTGTCTAGTACTACCTTCACCTGGGTACAATAGCCAAATTAAGAACAACTCAGCATTGCATCGAGTTCTTTGGTCTTCAATCTGTTCCAACAAAACTCGTCGTCCAGGATTTTCATAGTTGTCACTATAAAGCATTGATTCACAATGTTTATATGCTTTACGTAATTCTTCTTCAGTCATATCTACCATTTTTATGGAAGACTGAACACGTTCACCATCTACAATTTTTCTGGAACCTTTCCAGAGAAATGTTTCTACATCATTATTCTTAGCTTCTAAAGCTTGATTGAGTTTATCACCTAAAACTGTTGTCATAAATCTTAAAGATTATTTATTGTATTATTATATCATCTACGTTTTTAGGTCTTTGAGGGACAAACTTAATAAACCAGACATTATTATATCTGTATTTCTGTTGTGTGTCTCCATCGTACCATTCATCTATTCCTGCTATTACAGGCTTCACTTCGAGATAACCAATATCCCCATAATTTATAGTAGCAGCACTCCAATTAGGAGGTTGAGTACACATAAGGTATTTAGTCTTTTCTCTAAGCTTATCCTCATTATCTAACAATTCAAATACATATATTACATAGCCTAAGCTATCATTAAATTTCTCAAGTAATTTACTATAAACAACCATTAATTGATAAATAAATTTCCGCAATAATATGGTAATCCTTTTTCAAGGCGTAAATATTATTTATCAATTTTTAGTAATTTTAGTTATCTAGGATTATAATTTCTGCATCCATACTTAGCAAAATTACATTTAAGCATGTCCATATTTACTAAGCATTTATATCTTTTACAATTCTTACAATCTCTATCTGGAAATTTAAATTTCTTACCGTCAGTATCCTTTATGTAAGTATCTAATGTATTAGAGCACATATTATAGATAATATACTTATACCTCCAAATAAATAATTCAATTTTGATAATTTTTTATTTTGTATATACAATTCATTATTTTTATCAGATTGAATCTTTATTTGATAATCTTTATATGTTAGCGTACTATCCATTGTATTTACCAAAGATTTGTAGTTATTTATTTGAATTTTTTGTAGACTATCATTTACTAGTAAATATTTATGCTCATTAAAAATAAGATTAGTTATTTTTAATTGATACGGTGTCAATAAGAAGTTTTCTCCCGACTTCTCGAATGTAGTTTGTGAAAAACTGCATGTCGCTATCAGGAGACTGCTTAATAATATTGTCCTTCTCTTTAACATAGATAGTTTTATTATAGTAGATAGCAGTATCACACTTATTGATATTAACTTTAATAGAATTTTTCTTACTATTTAATGAGTCTATTTTTCTTTCTAAGGTATCTGTAGGCATTACAGTAGTAGATTTAAATCCTCTATATAAAAAGATAGTAGACCCTATAATAGTAATAAAAATTAATATTAAAATTAATCTATCTAAGAATTTCATTAATCTGCTGCTACTTTATTATATAAAGCTGCTTTTTCAGCTAAAGCTTTAGATTTTTCATATTTATCTTTAGCTTTAGCATATGGAACACTATACTGCTCAGGATATTGTTTTACGTGATTGACTTCATTATCAAGTATGTATTTTACAGTCTCAATATTAAGGAGTCCTGCTCTACCTATTAGTACATTGGTATTTCTATTACTAATACTTTTACCATAAGCAATTTTCTTACCAAGTTCATTGTTGTGTTTATCTACTGGGTTACAGAAAGATACTCCAAAACTAAGAATTCTAGTAGGATTTTCAAATATAGCACTTTCTCTAAGAACAACACATACTACAAAGTAATGATCCTTACCTTCAAAGTCTACAAAACTACCTTCTCTGTAATCTACAAATTTCTGCTTAGTATTTGTCATAATTTTTTAAATTTAGAATTATTAATAATATAATCTAGAGGAGCTGATACTAAGTCAATGGATTTTATAATTCTATATCCAATCTTTTTAGTAACTTGTACTCTCTCTTTAAGAGGTTTATTTGAAGATATAAACTTACTACCTAACAATTCCTCTCTATCTTTATAATGAGCATATGCTGTAAGTTCATAGACGAACATCTTAGAAACTGTAATGTCTCTATGATGTTCGTCTCTCCAAGTAGTTATAGGAATGGACTTAATCATTCCTCCATCAAAGTAGTATTATTAGGAGTTTCTCCCACAATATCATATAATCTATGAAGTTCTTTTGTATAGGAATCTAAATATTGTTGCATAGTAAAAGCCTTTTCAGGATTAGCTCTAGCTACTCTATATCTAGCAATTGATGCCATAGCTCCAGATAAGGTTAATCCATATCCTGCTAAAGTAAGTTCCTCTCTAGCCTCTCTAGTTTTAGATTTGGCATTAATGGTTTTCATAATATATAAATCCCAATGAGGACAACTTTCATCATTTGTTGAAGATCTTAATTCAAAATCAGATTCTTTAATTATCATAGATTATTTTGATCCAATACCACCAGGTCTTGTTGTTGCATTTTTTACTGCTTGAGGGAGCTTATCCCACCATACCTGCTTCTGACGAAGTCTTTCAAGCTTTGCCTTATACTTCATTTTAACTAGAATTGAAAATTAAAAGAAAATTAATCATCTGTGTAATATTAAAATTATCTAGGTAAAATACCATAATTTAGTCATAGACACGTCTAGAATAGTCTACAAACTTCTAAATTTAGAATCATGAACAATTTATCACTCTAGAAATGAAAATGTCTTAGAGAGACTCTGAGACATTACCTTCAAAGTGCTCTTCAGCATACTTACGAGCATCTTTGATATCATCGAAATATCTACTTGGTTTTAATCTATCACTACGTTTTACCGCAATTTTACCACCAGTAGTACGATAAATAGTAATAGTGTCTACTGTTACTTTTACAATTTCTTTAGCCATAATTAATTATTTTTAAAAATTTTACTTAAAGTTTCTGTTAACTTAGGATACAGGTAATACAGTGCTAATAACGTATTTATAATTGGACATGCTAATATTAATGCTGATACTATTTTCATCCCATCTATACATAACAGCAAATGCAGATCCAATATAAATAGCCACACATGTAAAAACAATTATTATTGATATAACTAAATACATTATTCTAGTAATTCTAAGCTAGCATTACTAGCTAACTCATCCGCTAGATTATTACCAAAACAATCTTGATGCCCTCTAACATGGGTAAATTTTATATTTTTTACTAAAGATTTAACTCTTTCATATTCTTTATCTAAAATATTCCAGAGTTCTACATTCTTCTTTTTCTTCCAACCCATAGTAAGACACCCTAGTACATATTGACTATCACTTATAAACTCTACTTCATCCATTGGAGTTTTAATAGACTTAAAAGCACATAACATAGCAATTAATTCCATTTTATTATTAGTAGTATGTTTAAAGACTTTAGAGTACTTTTTAAATACTTTATCATCCTTCATCCATACTACTCCAATACCTCCTTGGTCAATAGAAGATTTATAAGCACCATCAGTATAAATCTGTAACATAGTTATAAAGATATGTAATCTGCATATTCAAATACTATTCCATTCTTTTCAGGATCAAAGTACGTTGTAGACATACAAAAAGTATCAAAATTATGAGCTTTTCTATAACTATTTAACAAATCTCTAACGTACCCTTCAGTATCATTTATTGTAGAAATATAGCAATGTCCCTCACCTTTAATAACAATTCGTATATCGGAAGCATCATCTAAATCTCCAGTACTAGAACTAATTTCCCAAGTTGTACTATCTGTAAATAATGCTTCTAACTCTAAATTAATATCATAAATTAAGTTAGGGTCTAATTCATTTTTATTTATAATGATCATTTTTATTCCAAAGTATTAAATAACAACGTTCTCCTTCAAAGTTTGAATACCACAATATACATTGACTATCTGTAATATCTAATCTTGGATCAGTTATAATTATTACCAAAATAATAGTTATAATAAGTTCCAAAATATACATCAGATAACCTTTAACATTGTAACATTCTCAGGAAGATTGTCCCAGTCTTTATAAGAGTTAGTAAACCATACGTGATTAAAGTTTTCTGACAAATTCTTTATACCCTTAGGATTTACCATATGAGTAACTGCAATATTTAAACGTTCTTTAGGAATATCTAAAGCATTAAACGCTTTAGCAATACCACAGAAAGTTCCTCCACCATCACACAAATCATCAAGAATTAATAGAGGTTTATCACTAATTACTTCAGGATTATCTATTTTAATTTCTAAAATCTTTCCTGTAGTTAAGTCTCGGACTTTACTACAAGTAAGTGCAGTTTTATTAAATTGGAAATCATATCTTTCTTTAGCTCCTGCGTCTGGAAGAACCATTTGAAAATCATTCCATACAGTGTTTGAAAGACTATTTCCTATATATAATTCAGTAAATTTTCTTCCAAATCTAAAATCATAATAAACATCAGAATGAGGTTCTAAGATTTTAATAACGTCTGCATTACAATTTTTTAGCGAATTTAAGACTATTTTTAAAGTAAAAGGTCTATTGAAATCCATTACTCGATCCATTCTCATACTCATTAAATAATAGATATTTAACTTATACAGAACTTCATGTCTATCAAGAATATCTAAAACTTGCATAAGTATAAACAAGTCTTCAGCATTAGTAATTCTACATTTAACTAATACTTGCTCTTTATGACTGAATTCTTCTAATGAAATTTGAACTTCACCATCAGGAAATCTAGAGATAGAATATTTAATATCACTATCTTCTAGATGTACTAAATTTAATTGTTGCATAATTTATAAATATAAAGAGTTATTGTTGAATCATTAGCAAAAAGTTCTTGTAGCATAGGATAAACTACTCCATCCCAATCTCCACCTGCTAATCCACATCCTAATTTATAAGGAATACCTACTTCTGTTACTTCTTCGTCTTCACAAAAAGCTTTTAAATTTAACAAAGCTTTTTTAAGAGCATTATAATCAGTATGTCTATTTTCAAAAGGAGCTACTGATTCAGTAAAAGAATATTCACCAAATAAATTAGCTACAAATCTAATAGGTAATTCTTCAGTTACACATACTTGACATTTACCTAATAAATCTTTAGAATATTCAAAAGTTTTACAGATATCAACATATTGTGTATATACAATATTCCATTTATTTTTAATAGATCTAGCTATACCTGCTCCCATTACTCCCAAACAATTAGTTTGATGAGCTATAAGAGGTAAATTTGATTGGAGTAAATCTCCATTAACAATTTCTATCATACTAATGTTGAATTTACACGTTCACGAATTTCAGAAAGAGAATATTCTCTTACTAATTCTCCATCTACAAAGATTGTTTTAAGACAACCTTGCAGTTCTGCATCCTTAGTCTGCTGGTCATAAGCGACATACTTACCATTCTCTTCTTCAACTCTAATAAGACCTTTGAGAGAGTTCTTCGTTCCATCATCAGTCTTTGGATGCTTATAAATTTCTATAAGTCTGCCATTAATTATACAAGCAGTTGCTTTAACTGCGAATCCTAAAGAATCACGACTCTTAAACTGATAAGTGTAAGATCCAATACCAAGAACAAGATTACAAGCTGCCATATGAGCACTCTCTAATCTGGTATAGATATCACGTTGACGTTCTAGAGTGATAGAATCTCCATAAAGCAATCCAATCTTAGTGCTTGGATAACGATAATCATTTACTGTAGTATTCCATCCAAAGATTTTACCTAGCATATAATATGCTCCATAATACTGACCTTCAGATACTTCTACATAATGACTTTCATCATCATCCATAAATGGATTGAAATCACAGTAATACTTACCTTCCTTCATCGCAGTGTGGTAATGAGGATTTGTACGAAGACCACAGATAATATCTACTGGATCACCACTATCAGGGCGAATTACTACTCGACCATTACGCTTTATAATGTCTGCTTTAAGCTTAGGCAAGAATTTCTCAACTACCTGCCAGAAATCCCAAGTATCAGATACTATTGAGATAATACCTGTTGGATATAGATCATTAATAAGACGACGATATGTTTCAATCTCGCCATCTTCACCCCCTGCGCACATTACTGAATGTTCTGAAGCCGGAACAGTTGCAGCTACGAGTTCTTTAGTAACATCTGCATTATAATAATGCTCTACTGCTTCGATAGCAGGAATTGTTTCACTACCACAGAATGAGGTCATATGAGCCATACCTGAAATAACAGATGCATCAAGTCCTGCCATACCTCTCATTGAAAAATCGTGACAAGAGAAGCCTAAATTTACATCTTCTGGGAATCCAGTCTTTTTAGCATGTTCCATAAGTCTCTTCTTATAAAGACGAGCACTTGTTGCAGAAGTACAAGGAAGCCATAGAGTACAACTAATCAGAGTCTCCAAATAATTAGTCAACCAGAAGAAATCAGGAAGAGTATTTTTAATAGTCATCATAGGTACTCTTATAGGACAGATAGAACCTTCAGGAAGAGCTTTAATTTCAATAGGAAGATATTCTAAATCATAAAGCTCCTCAATATGCTTTGTTCCAACCTGATTAATATCTACAAAGTTACCTACACGATAAGAAAACTGTTTAATAGCTTCTTCCTTAGGAAGAACAAACCATTCGTTAAATTCCTCTATCAAATACTTTTTTACAAAGTACTGAATACCAAATACTACAGAACCTTCTGTAGCTTCTGGGAAGTAACGATTACTTCTAGGAGTCCAGTTACTATAAACCATTTGTGTACCCTCTGGGTACATACGATGATGACCAAGCTTGTAGCCATCAGTTGCATTAATAATTTCCATTAATTGATTCTTTTAATGTTAAACCTATACTATATTTATAAAACACTTCAGTTATATAATCCTTAGTTTCTTTGTGGATTTTCATATGAGATTGTTGTTTAGCCCACCATGTATATTCTTTTCTAGGGTCAGCTCCATATGTTTTAGCTGCCGCTAAATAATCACATATAAGTTCTAAAACATATTTTTTAGGCATTCTAGCAGGAACTCCTCCATCATCTAAAGAATGTATCCAATATTCATAATGATGAGGATTTCGTCCTCTATGATGAAGGAATGTTTGACTATATCCTAATATTTTACGTTCATTTGCTAATGAACTTATATTATCATCCCAGTACTTAATAGCTCTTGAGAATTCTGTAAAACTAAATTTAGATAAATCATGAGTAATACCTTGCCAATATAATCCTATTTGAAAACAATATTTAGCAACATAATACTTATGAGTTAAGATTCGCTTTATTAATTTTAGCCAAACTAAGTTCATAACTCTGATAATTTATTTATATAAATATCTAAATATTTCTTTCCAAGTTTCTGCATTATACTATAGAAACTTCTTCTAAAACTACTATCTTTCATACACAATATCTTTATATTAGAAATTAAATCTTCTGGTATACGTGCTTCAGAATATTCTTTAGACACTATTTCAGAAGATTTAACCAATTCTACTAATAAAGATACTTGACTAGCTTTTTGATAATTCATAAGTTAGAATCCATAATTGCTGTATAATATCCTAGAATAAAAAAGTTTTTACACTTTTCTAACTCTCTACTAGACATTAATAGATAAGAAGACTCTGCAATTAATGTTTTCCAAGCTTTATTTGCTTTTATTTTAGCAGTATCTGAATTCATAGTCCTTCTTTTTCTAAAGAATTCCAATAATCTGCTTCTAGATCATTCCAATAATCGTCTAAATCATTTATAATGTCTGTTAAATCTTCCATCAGGTATATAATATAAAATTAACCCTATAATACATAATATAATTACAAGTCCTATTCCTATTAAGAGTGGACTAAAAACAACTAACCATGAAATATCTGAATGTGAGAGAACTTTAGCTATCAATAAAATCAGGAAAGACCCTGAAATAAGTGAAGTTCCACATCCAAAATCAATTTTTACTTTTTCATTTGACATTGTCTAATAAAGATTTTACATAATCAATAGATTCCTTCACAGATAAGCAGTTTCCACTCTTTAACATAATATAAGAGCTTTCACCAACTTCTTCTACTAAGGAAATATCATCTACGGCTATTAAATATCTTCTATTAATACTATCATTGTCTAATGTTAAATCAATAAACACATTTAATCATACTAATAATTTTATACTAACAATCATCTGCGTTATGATAAGTAAGATGAATAATACTATAAAGATTTAATCCTAGTACAGATTGTTTCTACAGCATTATTAAACTCTTGCTTATTACTATCTAAAATAGTTTCTCTTAAAAAATCTAAATACGAAGTACTACGACTAGTGATAGAAGGTAATTTAAGATTTACTACAATACATTTATTACCATCTACTCTAATTCGTAATGCTCCACACTTTTTATACTTAACCATTTAAATTAATAAATATTAGTAATGCTAATACAAAAATAGGGACTAATAAGATAAACTTACTAGTCCCTTTCTTCTTACCATCAAAGGCTTCTACAATTTCTTTTAATGTCATCTGTTCATTATATAATTAAAAAATTTATTTAAGAATTTTAATTTTTACATTCTTAATACTAATTCTCTTAGAATTTTTAGGATGTATTAATATATCAATACGATGCTTATGTCTTTTATTCATGACATCCCTAACTTCATATATTCCAAATCCATCTATAAATACTTTTTTAGGTTTATTCTTTGGAAATAAATAAAGTAAATCACGAGATATAGCACACCACTTAATTTTATTATGTTTTAAATGATGTAGATTAATTTTAGAACCATCAGCTGTAATTAATGGCTCATTATTACACTGACTCTTTACTGGTTGATAACAAGTAAGAGTTACATGAGTTACAGTTTGAGCAATACTTTTAGTACATAAAAAACATAATAATATTAATATAAATTTAAATCTTTTCATTATAAATAATCTTTTTAGTTATAATATATATCACCACTCATTGTTTGTATCCCACCTTTAACGTCTTTACAATTTATATCACCACTAGAAGTACTAATAGCGGTAACATTACCTGTAATTGAAACATTGCCACTACCAGTGTGTACACTATTTACAGTACCTTCTATTTTTATTTCAATAGATGGTTCACTAAGATCTTCTCTTAATTTTCCATCTACATAAATTTTACCATTATTAATACTAATGGTTTGTGCTCCTTCTATTTTAACGTTATTAATCCAAGTAGCACCATTAATATTGTCTAATGTTGTTTTAAATGTATTAATTATTCCCATAATATATAAAATTTTTAAAAAATGTATACAAACAAAAAAAGTCGAGCTTATTGCCCGACCCAACATCAGTAAGTACCCCTTTGGTACTTACAAATTAAATAATAAGATTAAATAATTGGAGGCATGTATAATCTACAATATTGATTAGCATACCAAATCCAACCCTTCTTAAATGCTTTTAAAGTTCTTTTTAAAATTTTCATCATAATAAATCAAATTTAAAGTTTAACTTATAAAATATCTAGGAGGAGAATTTAAAAAATTAAGAATCCCAGGTAAATCACCCCTGTTAGAGACAATCTTATGGTCTCTATTTTTATTATTTAGGATTCTATAGGAATGCAAAAAACCATCGAATCATTCCAGTTCGTAGGTTCTACGACACCTAATAGGCGAGTATGCATCGTTGAGAGGCACCCTATAAGTTACGTTGCTCCTGTAACTAGTATTCTAGAGCTTTGTTATGGTGTAGGATGTGGGAATCAAACCCACACATTGGAAGTGTGATGTGCGCCTTCAGCTACACTAATCCTACATTATTTATAAGATATCTTTCCAACGCATGAAGAATAAGAAATTTTTTTATTATTATCTTCTAATATATAATAATAATCCTCAAATGTTTCTTGAATACCTTTAAAGATATATTCTTTATTCATATGCCCATCCACATAACAGGTTTTTCCTACATTAAATAGTTCTTCTTTTACCCATTTTGGGACATCTTCAGGAACATCGTCTACAGAATAATAATTCCCTATTACTTCATACATTAATTTATTTATTAATTGTTGGAAAGTTTTCATTAAAATAGGAACATCTTCAGTTTTATACTTTAATGTTTCTAGATTGTCTGTATCAATAGTTATTTTCATAAATATTTAATTTAATAGTGGAGCGTAGGAGATTCGAACTCCTAAGAATGCCTGCGTGCAAAGCAGGTGCTGACCACTTGAGCCGACGCCCCAAATTGGAGATTACTCTCCAGTTAATTGTTTTATTTTAAGTTTTGCTTGTGTTAATTCATATATTAAATCAGATATAGTTTTTTTATTATCTTTAAGTTGTTTTCTAAGATCTTTAATAGCCAATTTCATACTATTAAAGTCTTTCAAATTATTTGCCATAGATTCTAATTCTCTAAAAGATTTAGTATCATCAAATAAAGATATATTAACTTTAGCTCTTAACTCTCTAATTTTAAGATTCTGTTTCTCAATCTCATTTTCTAAAGACTGAATCTTATTATTTAAAGAATCTATACTAAGTCCATTTTCTAATTCGTCTATATAAGACTCTAATTCTCCAACTTTTTGTTCTAAACCAGCATAATGTTTTTTTCTTTCAGCATCATACTCTTTAAAACTATTTATTTTTCTTTTTAAAACAGCTATAATAAAATCCTTTTTATCATAAAAGTTTGCGTCAGATTGATAATTAAAAGTTTTTTCCATATTATTTATTTTTTAATTAGTTGTCTAGGAGAGATTCGAACTCCCGAAGCTAAATAGCGACAAATTTACAGTTTGTTGTGTTTGACCACTTCACATACTAGACAATAAATTCTTTTTATGAGTTGCAGAGGCGGGATTTGAACCACTTTGTGCGACCTCTTGGTTATGAGCCAAGCGAGATGACCAACTTCTCCACTCTGCGATATTAAAAAGAGCTTCAAGTAGGATTCGGACCCACGACCTGCTCATTACAAGTGAGCTGCACTACCACTGTGCTATTGAAGCTAGAATAAAGGCGAATATGGCATTAGACGGGCAAACTATCGTGACCATATTCTAATAATACATTGAGCTATCAGGCTGCCACCGCTACCTCTAACAACCACCCAGTTAACAACTAGGTGCTCTCCATTATTTGCGGAATATAAGGGACCCTTAGTTTTACTAGAGTGACAGTCTAGTTCCCTTACCAACAGGGCTTAATACTCCATATGTTTATTGCGCCTAGACTAGGATTCGAACCTAGGAACCTTTCGGGGCAAGTTAACAGCTTGCTGCCGTTGACCACTTGGCTATCTAGACGAAAGTCCTGATTAATCAGGACACACAGTTGAATCAATAGCAGTAGTATCAACTACTGTAGTATCAACATTAATAGAATCATTTGAAGTTGAATTTACTGAATTATTTGAACCAGTAGAACAACTCAAAAGTGTAAATAATACACTAAATACAAGTAATTTCTTCATTTTTTATTCTTTTTTATCGTAATGACTATTATAAATCTAAATTTTATTATTCAAAATATAATTTTAATAAAATTTAAAAATGAACCGAGAACTTCCCAATTCTCGGTTCTGTGTACTAAGGTAAGTACGACCCTTCCAATTTCATGTTGAAATCTTCAAAAAAGTCAGTATATTTATAGATATATACATCTGGGAATCAGGTTAATCGTGAAATTCGTAACTATAACAGTCCTAACCCGTTTGTGATGTAAATATAATTTAATTATAAAATTAAAAAAGTTAATTTTTGTTTACTTTATTATTTTTAATTAAATTATTTATTTCTGTTTCTGTGAGTTCTATCTTGTAATCCCCATAACTTAAAGAATAATTAAAATCAAATAAATAGACAAATTTATTATCTATATATTGAGCACATTGTGGAATTACACTAATATTAGTAACTGTAAATTTAATATTGTCTAAGACAATACTTTCATACAATTTAAATTTGCTAGTCATAATAAACTAAAAGAGGGGACTCTAAATAGAGTCCCCTCAAAAGATTGAGTTTCCTTTTAATTATCACGACTATAATTCACGTTTCACAACGTTCAATAAGTATTCCTTATTACTGATGTTATTATAGTTGTGAATTTTTTTTCTAAAAATAAAATCTTAAAAATTTTAATTTTGAATCATAGCACGAAGCTCTTCAATAGATTTATTCTCAAGAACTTCGTCCTCTTTCTTTGCGATAAGCTCAGCAATACGTTTGTTACGAGCATCAATCTGGGCTCTATTAATATTGTCTTTACGAGCCTTTAATTTAATATTAATTACATCTTTTACGATGCTGAAACGAAGTTCATCATCATTTTCTTCAGCTGGAAGCTCTTCAATGAAAGACTTCTTAGGAGCCTCACTAATCTTCTTATCCAGCATGATAGCTAAAGTGTTAAGATTCTGCAGAGATAAGTCGAACAAATCTTCTGTAGTAATCATACCCTTGTTTGTCTTAAAACGTAATTTCTTCTGTAATGCTTCTTTGTACATTGTTGTTAATTATTAAATGTTTACTTTATAAATTTTACCTGAATCTACTCTAACCATAATTTGGTTACGAGAAGTTGCTATAAATCCTAAACCACTCATCTGATTATCATCATAAGGAGTTAAAGCTTTAGATGCTAATACTTCAAATACTCTCTTATGATTCTTAGTGAGTTCGTCTTTAAGATACTCATTAAAATATCCACGAACAGCATCTGGATTCTTACAATCCTTTAACATAAAGAAATAGTGCTTAGCACCTACTTTATTATTTCCCCAGTAATTTGGAGATAAGCATATAGCAGATACTTCAACGAAGTTCTGAGTCTTTACTCCCCAAATTTCTTTAGATGCTGTAGTACTACTTAAATGTTCCTTAGTAAAGATAACTTCACGTCCATTAGAAGTAAAGTCTAATACTGAAACATCACTTTTATCAGGAATATCTTTGTTATATACATAAGTATGAACAACTCCATTGAGTTCTACTTCTACTTCAAATCCTAAATCAATATTTTCAACTTTTTCAAAGTTGTTAATAAATACTTTATAAGTACCTGCTTTAGGAATTCCTGAGAAAATGATATTTTCTACAGCATCACGGGAAAACTTCTTAGGGAACTCACGTTCTGCAAAGGCACTACCTCCACAGGCATTCATATCTACATCAAGTAAGTTACATTTGTTATTGTAGCAGACATGTCCATAAGGACTTATCATATGTAAATCCAAATCATCGTAATTATACCAATGAAGAGAGATTCTCATATAGCCATCTACCTTACCTCCTACTTCTTTTACACGTTGTTTAATAGCATCAGAGATATTACCATTGTATGCCCAAGCAAAACCATTAGTCCATTTAAACATAGAAGGAGCTTCTTTATTGACTGGAGCAGTAAGAGTTACTAAATTATTATTTAACTTATTGTCAAAGAATAATTCAAGCTTACTAGCCTTAGAAACAATATTATTAAGGAACTCTTCCATAGTTGTTGGAATAGCAGTCTTCTCAAAATCTGTAGCAGCTTTGCTAGTATTAGAAGTTTCATTCATAAGAGAATCAAATCCTCCTAACATTCTCTTACGAGTTTCTCTATTTACAAAGATAACATCTTCAATAGATATATCTTCTACTTTAGCATGACGTCTTTCTAAAGAATCTTCATAACCAAGTTCTACTACAGTTTTATAAGCATTTTCTACCTGGGTTTTGGTGATAATACCTTTAGGTCTCTTATAATTATAAGGAGCAACCATAGCTTCAAACTTCTTAACTGAACTTTCAACATTGTTAGTATCAGTTATATCTTTAAGAAGCTGACCTATAGCACTATTAAGTATATGTGTTACAGCATCAGGAAGTACACAGGAAGATATCCAAGCATAATTATCTAATTCAAAACCTTCCAAGTGCTTACTCTCTATTGTATCAAGAGCAGTCTTTAAAGCACTCACTTGACGCAGATAAGTGTCACCTCTATAAAGATTATCATCTGCAATTAAGTCTAATACTGTTTGTACAGAATTATAATTAATTTCAGATAAAGTTCTTACCCATACATCATGTGAAGATTTAGCACCTGCACGGAATGTTGGAGTCTGAGACTTATCCATAATTAAATTACGTGTAGGAGTAGCATAAAAATGGTTCCAAGTAATTATTTCTTTAGAAGGTAGTATCTGCTGATTACATTTACAACCCATTGTAGTCTCTTCTGTAACAAATGCATTTCTAATTTTAGTATTTTTAAGCACTTGTAACATATTATCTACAACTTTAGCAAACATTCCTTCAGCGTGAACATCCTCCCAGTAAGAATGTATTTTATAGTTCTCATCCACAGAGATTAATACTCCATAGCGAGTAATGAAATGTTTACAATTTACACAGTTAAATTCTTGACGTACGGCTCCTTCAGGGAAAGATTCCATATAAGCCATCCATAAAAATTCTTTTTGAGTGTCAAGAATAAAGAGATGCTTGTTCTCTTTAATCATCTTATTACATGCTTCTGTAACAAGATTTCTAAAATCTAAGTATTCCATAAAATTTTTAAAAGTTAGAAAAAGAGGGAGAGATTATTCCCTCCCTCTGTGATACTTAGTGTTTACACATTTACGTTGGTGTTCTCTACGTCGCCATTAACGTTAACATTCTTGTTAACCTTAGCTTCAATAGTGTTAGCCTTCATAATTTCTGCCATATCTACACCTGTGGCATCCTTTACCATGTCACGAGTTTGTTTGATAACAGCAGGTACATTACCTGAAATACCAGAAGCCTCAGTACCATTGGTACCATAAACTGTCATACTACCAATCTTACTCATAGGCTCTGCAATATGCTTAGCCATATCAGGAAGAACATCCTTATAAAGATCTGAGATAGTATCAATTATAGCCGCTGGACCATACTTACTGTAAGCCTCAGCCTTCTTCTGCATAGCTTCAGCCTCTGCAAGACCTTTAGCCTTAACACCTTCAGCTTCTGCTAAAAGCTTAGCTTTAATACCTGCAGCCTCAGCAGTCATAGTCTGCTGAGTAGCATATGCTTCAGCTTCACCCTTAGCACGAATACCTGCTGCTTCCTGTTCCTGAGAATAACGATTAGCTTCAGCTTTAGCTTTTACAGCCTTAGCAGCCTGCTCTGCTTTATAAGCTTCTGCCTCAGCTTCACGCTTCTGCTTCTCCAAAGCAGCCTGAGCATCAATCTCTGTCTGATACTTATCAGCATCAGCCTTAGCATTTACATCTGCAAGATACTCATTCTGCTTAATCTTGATCTTCTCCTCAGACAAAGTCTGTTCCATACGAGTCTTCTCAATATCAGCATCTACAGTCTTGATATTAATAGTCTTCTGCTGCTCCTGTTGCTGAATTTTATATGCAGCATCAGATTCAGCCTTCTTAATATCAGACAATCTCTTCAGTTCAGCTCTCTTAATAGCTAACTCATTATTACGTTCAGCAATAATGGTGTCAGCTTTTACTCGTGCTTCATTAGCCTCATTGTCAGCTTCAGCCTGAGCCTTAGCTACATCTCTATCAGCATTAGCACGGGTAATTTTAGCATTCTTCTGAATAGCTGCTGTATTATCAGCACCCAAATCACGGATCAAGCCCTTCTCATCAGTAATATTCTGAATATTGCAAGACAAAATCTCAAGACCTAACTTAGCCATATCAGGAGCTGCCTTCTTCTGAATTTCATCAGAGAATGCATCTCTATCAGTGTTAATTTTAATCAAGTCAAGAGAGCCTACTACTTCACGCATATTACCTTCCAAAGAATCTTTTACCTGAGCAGCAATCTGAACAGAGTTCATATTCAAGAAGTTCTTAGCTGCAAGTCTAGTGCCTTCTGTATCAGGTTTTACCCTAACTTTACATACGGCATCTACCATTACATCCAAGAAATCATGAGTAGGGACTGGCTGTGAAGTCTTAACATCAACTGTTACTTGACCAAGATATACTTTATCCAATCGCTCAAGTACAGGAATTTTTACTCCACCATTACCGATAAGTACTCGTGGCTCCTTACGAAAACCTGAAAGAATGTATGCCATCGAAGGAGGAGCTTTAACATACATTGTAGCAATAATAACAAGCAGTACAATAATAGCGACTGCGACAACACCAATAAGAACTAAATGTTCCATAAATTTGTAAATGTTTAAATAATAAAAATTAAATATCTAAGAACTAACTGATGTTAATTACAAGGGGGCATTTATTTTTTTATAATTTATAATTTACAAGACCTGTAGCTTTACTTGTAGAATAGCAACTATTAATTAAATATATTCTAATATATCCATAATCAGTCATAGTTACTACATACTTTTCTGCAATATTTACCATTAATATACGATCATCTACAAAATAGTCTCCAGTCTCTAGATATTTCAATTCTTTATCTTCAGTAGTAGAACCATAATCTTCACTGAACTTAGAAGACCATTCGTTACAGAATTCTTTTTCTTCGTGAGAACGATTTTCCCAATCTTTCTTTTTAAGTTCTCTATACTGATTATAAATTTTCAATAAATTATTTATATTTTCAGGAGTAAATTTCAAGCCACAATGTCTAACTTGTACTTCTCTATATAAATAAGAAAATCTAGAAAACTCAATATTAAAGGTCTCTTTAATATCAGGAAGAGCTTCTACTCCATGAATATTAATTTCAGTAGCTATAGCTTTAATTAAATCTATAGTAATAATATTCATAGAATGAGTTAACTCTATAACTTTTTCTATAGCAGTTTTATCTTCCAAGATATCGTTAAGAATTTCTCTAGTAACTTCTTCTGAAAGATTATTAAAAGACTTTTTATATCTTATTCTAGAAGGTCTACCAAGAAGGTTTGGGTCTACATTTAACTCATTAGTAGTAAGTAAAAATACCTTACGATAAATAGAGTTATAAGTACCATCCATAAAAGAAAGAACATCGGAAGAATTTTTAAATTCTTTCTCATATTCATCAAAGAAGAAGATACAGTCAAAATCAATAGACGTAGATAAATATTTTATTAATTTACTATTAGTATCACTGCCCATTGATTGTACTAAGATTACAGGAAGCTGTAAACGATTACAAAATTCCTTTGCGGTGACTGTTTTACCAGTTCCTTTGATTCCATCTAGCAGAACACCTAAATTTCCTGTAGTGTTCTCATATGTCTTTAAGACATAATCAATAAATTTCTGGTTTAGACCATACAGTTTGTAATCAAACGTAAAAGACTCAGCGATTTTACTTAAATAAAATCCAGTCATTGAGAGTTTTACTTCATAAATACCTTTCGGTAATCCTTCAGGATGAGATACTGTTGTAGCACTGCCCTGACTAAAAATATTGCCATCTTGTAACCAAATTTGTTTACCCATTTTAATAAATGTTTAATAATTACTTTAATAAATTTATAAGAATGTCTATGTTGTGTAACATATCATCAATTATTTTAATAGAGTTATTAATATATTCTTCCATAATTATTTTATAGCTCTTAACTTTTTATATTCTTCAAATACTTTATCTTCAGCTTCTTTTCCCCACATAGTATATATCAATACTCCAAAAGGACAATATTGAAATATTATTGGGTCTACAGGGTGAGAAACTATAACTACTTTCTCTTGTAGATTTGATTTTGGACAAGCTATAAACACTTCGTCCCTACGCATATAATGCACATCTAAACCTACTGCTTCAGCCCATTTCTCATTTTCAAACCCTTCAATATAGTTCATATTATATACAGTACCATGACCTGGAACAATATTAAAGTTATAATCTAGGCATTTACGAATATCAGAATCACTCTTATCACTGGTGTTATATATTTTTATAATTCTCACCATATTTTTGTTTGTGTCTAATTTTACATAACCAGAGTAATTATCCATATCAGATAATTCTTTTAAATTATCATCAGGTATAACTCCAGTAAACTGTTCAAGACGTCCAATAGATAATTCATACTTACGGCATAATTTATAAAAAGAAGGTCTACTAACTAATATAACAGAGTCTCCTAAAAACTCATTTACAGTCTTTATATAATTTAATAACTCACGAGCTTTTATAATATTTCTATTATATGCATCAATATCACGCATTCTGTCTTTTAAGAATTTGGCATTTGCACTATTGTCTAATCCTAATCCACATAATCTGGCATATTCTCCAGACAAATCATTAGATTTTAAAGGAACTAATGCTGTGCCTTCTGAAACCACTACTAAATCTACCGCTAACTTAGATAATTCTTTATCTATAGTTATTAAAGGCTTTTGTTCTTTTTTGTTTTCTTTTAAAAAATTACTAAAAATTCCCATAATTAACAGTTAAAATTAAACAAAAATCCCTGAACTATAATAATAGCCCAGGGATTAAAAACAAATAATAATAAAAACAATCTATGAACTAGTGGAGCTAGACGGTACTGCCCCGTCGTCTTGCCTATTTGCATCAAAACGTTCTTACAGCATAGGTTTTAAAGACTGTCCTTGTCTGTTAGGGTTGACAAGATTTATATATTGTCAACTTCCACCACTCTGTTCCTAAAGTATACAGAGAACTAATAAAGAAATGGAAAATAGTGCACCTTTCTGTTCCTAAGCAAGTGCTGCTCGACTTATTAGGCGGCAGCCTGATAAGCAGGAGTCATATTGATAACTCTAGCATTTATTGTTTTGTTGTCTTTCCAACTGTCTTGCTGTGTTTCTTATCTCCTAGACAATCAAATACTAGTTTAGCCCCAATTTAAAAAGAGTCCTAAGTTAGAACTCTTTTATGAATTATATACTAACGCAGATAATTGTAATTATCTGGATCTATTTTATCTTCATTACTCATAATTTAAAACTTAATTAATGTTAAAAACTAAATTGAACATCTCTATTGACATCTAACAATCCTCCTTGCCAATTAGATTGAATATCCATACTAAACCATGAACCATATTTAGTCCTTGCAAACCAAACAAGATGATTATCATATTTAGGAATATAACAACCTATGAAATAATCAGTATCTCCATTCCATATCCAATCATAATCAAGAGCACTATTTACTAAATGTATCTTTAGATGTATATTAGCTTTATTAAAAGGAATTACTTTCTTTACATAAGCTTTATATAATCTGCTTGGTGAACATTTACCGTCATCAAAGAAATTATAAATCTGCCTCTTTTTCGGAATCATTAATCATACATTGTCTTAATATATTTTCATTAATTGTACCATCATTTTCTCTAGCGAGATTATCTAATAGTTCCAAATTAAATTCTTCCTTTTGAAACTTGAATTGAATCCAATCAGGTTCAAATTCTCTATAATCTAGATGAGACAGAGGTTTATCTGTATTTAATACATATTTAACTAATCTAGTTAAACGTTCTCCAGATAGTTTAGATACTACAAAACCAGACAAATCATAACCTACACCTCTACTTCTCCAATATTCCCCAACTTCAGGTTTAGAATCTGGAGCAACATAGAACATTTTATAATAATCTGAAGACTCTAAAGTTACATAAGTACCTAACTGACTACTACTATATATAGATAATCCTACATAAGAATACAAGTTCTTATTATGATCTAATGTAAGAAATACTGGAACTTTATTAGGATCTAAATTATTAATCTCACAATTACGTAGTGCAGTGTGAGCATATTCAAGTAATTTAGATACTGATATAGTACTTAGTTTAGTATCTTCTTCACTTTTGATCTCTTTAATGGCAGCATCAGAACATTTAGTGTGCCAATTTTTCCATTTATCTCCTTCTAAATACATAACAATTAACTTATATAATACAATAAAAAGTCATAGAAACAATTAATATTCCTATTATAATAAAGAATAGAATTACAAATTGAATATCTGCATCCATATTATAGATACTTAATCACCACCAGGCAGGCTATCTAAATACTGTGGAATAGTTACTTCAGCATTATTCTTTTCCTTCTCAAGTTGCTGAATAGCATTTGACTGTCTATCTACAATTATTTGCAATTCCAGAATTTTTGCTTTCTGATAATAGTAGCTAGGAACTGACCAAGCTAAAACAATTATAAAACAAATTGTTGGTAATATCCAAAGTTTATTCATATTTTTTATTTTTTTATTTTTAACACCAAACTACATAAACTCCATATTCACCCTTATAACGAAGACTAATCTCAAATCCTAACTCTTTAAGGTAATCATAATATTTGTCAATATTAGTTGGCGGAAGTATAGGACCAATCCAAGCTGCATAATTACCTTGACTAGCTTCTTTAATTATAGCAAAGCTTATTTGATCTAATATATGTGGGTCTAATACAGCAGACCTAGATATAGTCTTTGCTTCTGTTGCTTTAATCATAACTTTTTAATTTTTAAACTAGCATCTTTAAGCCATATATTAAGTCTATCTATGGCACTTTCCCATTCAGATTGAGAGCAGATTTTATAATATTTTAAAAAGTTAGTATTATCTGCATTAAATTGGTATATACCTATACATTTACCACCAGGAGTGATTTTAGTTACAGTATATCCAGTACCATCATTGATAACTACTTTTAGATAAGATGTGTTATCTTTATAGTAAGGATGTTCTCTAAGAGCGCAATTATTAACTTGTATCTTTTTAGCTCTTATGTTACTTACTATTTCTCCTATAGTATTCTCTAAATTGTCTCTTTGACTTAAAAACTTTATTTTGAGTTTTTCCAAGTCCTCAATAGACATTTCCGAATAGTTATTTATATTTTCTGTTTCCATAACTATAATTTTTTTAATATTTTTACATTTTTAATTAATGGTTCGCCATCAGTACCAGTTTCATCTAACAAATCACCAGTTACTAGATATTTATTGTCAGTAAAGTATTTTACATTATATATAAAATCATTAAATGCCATCTCATTTGTTGGAAATGGAAGAACAGGAGAGTATGTTCCATTTATATTTTTATGAGCTTCATAAACAGACACACCCTTTTCTTTACCTATTACTTCATTATTATTGTTCCATATAGATGAACATGCATCTTCTGGAATTTCACCAAATCTATAGAATATCATTTATTTTTTTAAGTTCTATACTACTAAATGCCAAAAATATCCATCTACTAGTTGAGATATATCTGGTTCTAAACTTTTTAGGTCTTTGAGAATGGAGTATGTAAATTCTTCTAAGATTTCTAAGTTATTATCGTTATTATTCATGTTCATTTTTCTTTAATACCTAGAATATCGTTGATTTTCCTTTCAATAAACTCATCAGAAGTATTTTCTTTTATTAGAGCATCAATGTCAGGCAACTCTACATCAACTTTATCTTCTTGTACTTTTGAAGTGAACATACCAATTACTAATTTCGCCCAAGGACTATTAGCCATATTTGTTAATGAATCCTTTTGGATTTCATAAGCTTTCTTTAATTCTCCATTATCACGGAAATATCTGAGAACATCTGTTAATGCAGCAACAAAGTTTTTGTCAGACATTGAATTGCTTTTAGCCTCTTCCAGTTTAATCATTAGAAAAAGCAATGATGAATGTAAATCTGTTTTGCTCATAACTATTCTTCTCTTATACCAAATGGAGTTCCATCTGCAAATGTGTATTCTTTAATAGCATCTGAATAATTAATACTATCATTAACATCTGTTATAAAACTATATTCGATTTCTCCTATCAGTTTAGTATATGATAGCCCACTTAGCACCGGCCTTAAAAGCAAGAAGTTTATTTATATTATAAGAATATCCACAATTATCTTGACTATATTCATTTGCAACAGTTTCTATTTTCTTATCGTCTATCATATTTTTAAGTTTTATAGTGACCTCCACGACCAGTATTGTTCTGGGGCTAAGAAGGTATATGGGCATAAAGCCTTAACTTACTTTCGCTCATTCTGTGTCGTGGAAGTTGTATTATTCAAAATTATCTGTCGTACCTAGAAGATGTTCATTACCTTCGTAAGGAATACAATACTTACGACTAAATCCGATACACCGAAAAGGATATTGTGATTCTTCTCTATAATGAGAAAAGAGGTCAGCTTCCCATACATCATCTTTCGCATTTCGCCCCAATACTTTATCGAATGGCTTAAACTCGCACTTAGGCTTTTCAATCTCCAAAGTTTCAAGATTGAGCTTGCCACCCAAATGCTTCTCTATGGTGTTAATGTAGGTCTGAGCAATATCCTTATCTTCAAGGGAATATCTTTCAGTTGTGCATAAGAATTCTTCGTAATATACGATTTTATTCTTATCTTCACTGTTAAGGTAATGCTTACAATAAAAACTTGTATAAGTATCATCGTACCATTTGTCAAAGATAACCTCTGTGCCACCATCATTACTTATCAGTACATCACCTTTTTCCCATTGGAACTTAGACCAATCACGCATTTCCTTAGATGGGAAGATAATACATTCTCCGCCATCATACATATTACCAAATTTAATTAAGGTACATTCTCCAGATTGTGTTAAACCAAATTTTGAAGTACAGAAGTTTATTTTAAAAATTTCATCTGTTACTGCTTCAGAACTACATTTACCATGAATCATAGAATACAATTTAGTACCCCTTGGTTTATTCTTCAAGATTTCTGTTATATTAAGTTTCTGTTCCATAATCTACTTAATTTTAATAAAACATATTGTATATTATATCTTCATATTTAAGTTTATCTATTACTTTATTCAAGTAATCGATAGCCACTTTACAATCAGGTCTAAATTTTTTTATCTCAGAAACTAGTTGCTCTAAATCTGATAATCTAGTATTCATAATTAGCTATTAACACTAGTTACAATAGAGTTATAAACTGTATTCCAATTAGATCCTATCCTATCTCCTAAGTCTGGGTCTTGAATATCTTTCATTACAGCAAGATAAGCATTCTTAAACTGTTTTGATGTAATCTTTTTCCAGCCTTGAATGTAAAGTAGACAAGAATTTTCTCTGCAAATAGAGAAATTGTCTAAACATATATAATATACGTAATTACCTTGTATTGAAACAATTTTTATTAAATTATCTTGTCTTGTATCTAAGTAACATTCACCAACAGTAAACTTAGAAAGTTTATCTTGATTTTCTAATGCTGTAATTTTATTATAGAGATTATTTTTTTCTTCTTGTAATTTCTTATATTTATTTTTTAGTTCTTCTAATGTTTCCATAATCAATTTTTATAAATGGCATCAAGAATATCTCTAAAATTAGGATTATCTATTACTGCTTGAGCATCTTTTTTATTTTTAAAATAGATGTTATTAGAAATAGTCGTCCAATTATGATCTACTTTATAGATATTGCCGTTATATATAATAAAATATTTATATTCATTTTGATCACTCTAGTTTGGCTTCCAATCCCCATTATAATATTTAGCAATATTCATTAGTCTACTTAAAGTAACTAACTTAGAGGCATTGCTTTCATTGATAATTATACTCTTACAATTCTTGTCTAGCTTTAAGGTATCTTCATAAGTAATAGTACTCTGCTTAAATCTAACTATACCTTTAGCTAAATCACTATTTTCTAAATCTATCTCCATTCCTTCAGGAATATCAATAGTTAATTGATTATTCTTTATTTCCATATTATTTATTTCTTTAAATATTACATTAGTTTTATCAGTTCTTTTAGTATAATCACAAGGACCTAAAAGTTCATTAACTAAGTCACAACAACCATTCTTTATAAAAGCACAACCCTTACATGAAAAACCTTTTACTACCTGATAAATTTTACCATTATAAGTAAATATTTCACCTAATTTTCTTTCCATAATTCTTTTGTATCATATGTTTAACTTTTAAAATGTTTAACTATATAATCTAAAGCTTTATCATACTCTTCTTTAGTACATTTCTTGTAATATGTCTCTTCAAAAGATCTCCAATAATAGGTTTCCTTTGTAAGACTTAGTAAATCTGTAGTATCTAATTCATACACATGTATATTGTCACCTTTAATATCATAGACTTTACAGAATAAACCAAGATTATTAGTATAATATCCTTTTTTAATATATTTTAATTCTAGTATATCTCTTAATTCATTAATTTTACACTCTAAAACTGTAACGTCCTTCTTTAATAGGTCTCGTTGCTTTTGCAATTCTTTAATTTTATTAAAAAATTCTTGTTCATCCATAATTAATTTTGTTAATGTATTAAATATAAAAAGGAGCATACTAACTAATTAGCTAATTTTAGTGCCCAAAGAACAGCCCAAATCATAGCAAAGACTCCTAATCCTACAGCGAAATATCCTGCTTTATATATAGTTCGAGTTTCATTTAATAGTTTTACTCTAAGTATTATATATAATACAATCATAACTATCCCTAACAATACTTTAAGTATAATCATTTGTATGTATTTGCATCTAAATCAACAGCCGCCATACCTACTCTCCGCCTACTATAGATAACTATCTTATGAGGGCGTTTCTTAGAATCATACATTATTTCTAATGTTTTATACTCATAAGCTGGTGCTTTAGAGCCACTTCTAGTAGGATAGTTATAACTATTAACTAGAGTAACAGTTAATAATAATCCTATAATTAATAATGCTTTTTTCATAATTTTAAATATTTACCTGTGTAAATAATATTAGAAGAAACTAGTTCTCCACATTTATTTTCATAATATTCAGAACCTTTAGGTATAATGAAAGTACCTATATAATAATTATTATATAACTTTATACGTTTCATAATATTACCTAGTAAGATACATCTAGAAGAAATTCCCATCCTATTAAAAGGTAGAGATATACTTTTATAAGAATGATAACCTGAGTAAATTATTCCTAAATCAGAGGATAATAATTGAGGTAATTTTACTCCGTCTGTTATAGGAACTAAAGTAATCACTTTATTTAATCCTTTTGGATAATACCCATAACTTTGATATAAACTTAGAAATTCTTTAGAAGTCTCAAGCATGTATCCAAGTTTATACACTACAATATCTCTTTCTGCTATTTTAGCAGGACCTTTACCTATCCAACACATAGTCTATAATTTTAAATATCTACCTGTATAAATAATTTGATTTGAAACAATTTCGCCTTTCCAATTTACAGCATACTGAGAACCCTTAGGAATTACAAATGTAGCTACATAATAAGGATTATCAATCCTTATAGGCTACCTGCAATGATTCCCTTGTATTCAGGTGTTGAACATGGGTCATAAGGTTTCTTGAGTGTAAAGCGTATCTTAGTATAACTATGATAAGCCTTTGTAATATAAATTAAATCAGTAGGGCAAAAAGCACTATCAAAACTTGATTCTTCAAGTTCCATAGCATCCATTTCATATCTTATATTAGCCTCATATATAAACCCTTGAATAAGGGATTTACAAAATTGCTTACTAGCATCTGATACTATTTTATATACTTCAATGTCTCTATTAGCAATTTGTAAATCCAACTTTTTTATATTTTCAATCCAACACATAATTACTTAACTAATTTATAGTCACCAATTTCAAATCCTGCTTCTGTAGAATCTAAAGACCAAACTTCAGGAAATACATTGAGACCATCAAATGAATGACACTCTACTTCTATTCTGTTATTAGTTCTATCTATTTTAAACCACATAGGTTTCTGACATCCTCTCCACGCTTGGGAAAAGATGTCATTTACTTGTAATACTACTTTGCCCATTCTGAATCAATATTAAGAAGTCTAAACACGTATTTAATATTATCTATTATATCTACCAAGTTGTTTTGAGTATTTAAATAAATAGCATAAGCTAAACGAGCCATTTCAGGAGTTTCAAAAACAAGATTGCATACAGTTCCATGATTGGCATTCTCATACTTATCATTAGGTTTAATGGAATATCCAGTTCCATTCTTCCTAATAGTATACTCAGGACCTCTGTTAAGCTTCTTTTGTAACGCATTACACATTACAAGTTGCTCTACTGGACTTAATGAATCAATAATTTTATTTATTTTTTCCATATGTTAATGTGTTATTTAATTAAACAAAAAGAGCCTAACTAGATTAACTAATTAGACTCTTTAAAATAGAATAATATAATAAAAGAAATAGTGGGCTCGCCCGGGATTGAACCGAGAATAAGAGATTATGAGTCTCCCGTTTTAACCGATTGAACTACAAGCCCGAAGATGTGTCTGAGAGTCGTTAATTCTCTCCTCCCTACTTGCTAGCTGCCACTAAGACACACTTTTTTGAGTTTTGTAAGTCCTCCGACTTATTAAAGTTTTCACATTTTGATTTTGATAAAAAATTCTACTTTCACAAGCAAAACTCTTTTATTTTTAATAACTTAAAAATTAAAATTTATGATAGAAAAAGGAAATGCGGACAGACTCGAACTGCCAACCTCTGGTTACCTAGTCAGTGCTCTACCGCTTTAAGCTACACATTTCTATTTATACTAGTATTGCTATATAGCCTTATTTAAAAACTCATACTACTTTCACAAGCAATATGAGTTTAAAAGAAAGATAAAATCTTCTACAAAACGAAAATTTTACATTACTTATAAATTTTCACAAATCCACAGTAATTATGAATGATTTTAATTTTTCAAAACATAATAAATAATCAATTATGTAGCTCAGACGGGACTCGAACCCGTACGGACACATGTCCAATGGTGTTTAAGACCATCTCCTATACCAATTCGGATACTGAGCCAAATAGCAACTAATTATCTGCTAGTTGCCAACAATATTTATTTATAAACTTTAAAAACTATTATGGTATTACAGTTGTTTTAACATATTTGTAGCTACATGTAATGAAATATCCACAGTTGTATGGACATCATCATTTAACTTTAAGATATATGTATTATTTTCATCATTCTTTCTAGTTATTTCAGATATGTATTTATGATTTATTAAAAATCCTTGTGTTGCAAGAATAAAATCAATACATAAAACACGTGAAATATTTTTTAATGAACAACATACAATAATACCATTGCCATGAACATCTATTATAGTACTATATTTACCAGATGTTTTTATACATACAATGTTATTTATGTTTATCTGTCTGTACTCTCGTCCTTTAAACACTAAAAATGTATCGGAGTCAATTTGTATTGTTTTTATTTCCATATCTTTTAACCCATAATAAAACGAGCATCTACAATATTTTCAGGATGATAAATAGTTTTAATTAATCCTTTCATCGCCCATTTCACAACATCAGAATGTTTAACTCCACTTTTAAGTTCATGGTAAAACATTAAATCATAAGCTTCTCCACTTTTAAAAGTTACTTTGATTTTAAATGTAGGCTTTTCATCATTTCTAATAAGCTCATCCATTTCTTCCTCAGTTACCATGTAACTGAACAGAGGATTAGAAAGATGTTCTTCTTTATACTTCTTTTCAAGTTCAGCTAAGTTTAATTTTGCACACTTGAGTACATTTTTACAACCAAATTTCTTAGCACTTTCTATTTGTGCTATTAAATTGGTTTTACTAATAAAATAATCTTGTCTTGTCATAATTTATCTATAATTAATGTGTTAATAATCTATTTAAATAATAGGCAATTTTCACTGGTTATATTTAAACTATTCCATTGTCCTCAGCTATCTAACGTTCTTTCTCTTTTTAACCCAAATGATTAATTTTAAGGTAATTACGCTATTTAATAGAATCACTGAGAGTTGTTTAGTACCTATTAAATTGTCAGGTGTAGAGATTCGAACTCCTTAGGCTTATTCCCGTACGAGCTATTCACCAATCTAACCCCTCGTAGATGACGGTTCCCACACCGTAAGTCACCTGTTAAAATTAGAAGGATATAGAGGAGTCAAACCTCTTCTTTTGGGGTCAAATCCCAACGTGGCTGTCGTTACACCAATATCCCAGATATCTAATAAAGCGGAGAAAGAAGGATTCGAACCTTCGAGCCACATAATATGACTAACACCTTAGCAGGGTGCCACTCAGTCATTTCTCCATAAAGCTTCCTATCTTCACAGACCAGAAGCCTAACAACTCTTTAACGTTATAAAGTCCACTAACTTTATATTTCAAACATTAATCGTATTAGTTTTATAAAAAAATGAAATGGTAGCACTAGCGATGCTCGAAATCGCCTTTCCACTTAGTTTAATATAATATCTTTTAAATAAGTAGCGTCTTAACCAGCTAGACGATAGTGCCTATCTATCACAGATCGAGAATCTAGTGTATTACAAATGAATACTTTTAACAACTTTAAAATGAATAATACTTTTAATAACTTAAAAATTAATAGTGCTCCCTGACAGTACTGACCTGTCTTCCCGAACTTAAAAGGTTCGTGCTTCACCTTAAAGCTTAGAGAGCTAATTTATAATCTTATTTTGTGCAAGGGGTTGGATTCGCACCAACATTATATCCCATCTTTAGAAATCGGGGAGTTTCTTTTAACCATTCAAGCACCCTTGCATAGCCCACATTTCTGTAAGGAGAATAGTGGTAACACCTACCTATACTAATAGATTTATTAGTTAGGATTTATACACATTAACAATATATTAATTAAATTTGTACGGTAGAAAGGATTCGAACCAATGACCTTCTCGAAATGACCTATTATAAAAAGAGATGCTCTAGCCACTGAGCTACTACCGTAAGTACTAGTTTATATCGAAAACTAGTAAAACGTTAACACATTATTATGGAAACTTAAAAGCCAAATGAATACATGGTATCTGCGGAAGTGCTAAGAGTTATATAAGGAATGTTATTTCTTACTGTAATAAAGACAACATAACGTCTTCCTGTATTAACCTCTCCACAGTTATGGATTTCTACTCCATCCTTCATTTCAGAAGAATATATTTTTAATACCATCTTACCCCATTTATTGTTACTAAAAGTAATAGTTTTTCTAGATTCATTATAAACTACTGAAGTTTTAATGTAAAATGGGGCACTCCATTCACCATCTTGATAAATAGTGATAGAACCATAATTAAACGCATGAGCTATTGTAGTTAATACAATAAAACTCATTAATAAAATAATCTTTTTCATATTACTTAATCTTTTTAATATTAGTACGGAGTAAAGGATTCGAACCAATATAACCTCTCTATGAATTGTGGAAAGCGAGGTGCTCTAGCCTCCGCATGTGTGGTCCTAATGCGGCTCGAACGCATAACATCGAATTTAGAAGATTCGTACTCTAATCCAGTTGAGTTATAGGACCAAATGCAACTAATTGTCTGCTAGTTGCCAACAATATATATGAACTTTACAGAATTACTCTATTATTTCAGTTTCAGATATACACCATTTACCATTAATTTTAATGGCTTCTATCTGTTTATTATTTACTGTCTCAAGAGATACTTTATTTTCTAAAGTTCTATTGAGTGAAATAATGTATTTGTTAGCCTCTTCTTCAGAATTGACTACACGAGACTGAATGCTATTGTTAATAACATTATATATCTTTCTTAAAACTTTCATAATTATAATTTTTATAAAGTTATTAATATATAGAGCATTGTTTCTCAACAACACTCTACTATAGTTTCAAATATCCATTGTAAAAGTAAAAATTTGTTAATTTCAAATTTTATAGTTTAAATCATCGTATTTTACAAATTTTAAACTTTAATATAATACAAAGACAGTCTTATAGTATAGCAACCATATCTATAGGTCCTTCTTTTATATTTGTACAATTCTCAGGAGCACACTCTGTAGTATCATCGCCATATTTTGAATAATAAGCAATGTGATTTAACTTACTAATAATATTGTTTACTTTAGCTAGTCTATTATAAGTAGAATCTAAAGCCTGGTTTAAAGCATTTGCAATAACTTTACACATAGTGTGCATAGCTTTATCTCTTACAATTCGATTAGCTACTACTTGGTCGTCCTTATCATTTTTACTTAAAGTAATTTTAGAAACGATTGTTACAGTAGAATTATTAACAGTAAGTCCCCAAGAAGCAAGGTTTTTAATGAAAATCTTTCTTTCTTTAGAAGTTGCAATTTTTAGGAATACCGAAGTATTAGCACTCGAAACTTTTATATTAGCTCCTTCTAAGTGATCCATTATGTACTTTAAATCACAAGACATAGTACAAAACGTACTATTACCAACTCTCTCAATGCTGTACTTTACTTTTTTAATTGTCTGCATTTTCTTTCGTTTTAGATTGTTTGAATAATTCAATGATGCCTTTTAAAGCATATTCTGGAACATTGCCACAAAGACATCCACCATTTACATACAGTTTAATATTGCCATAAGTAAATTTAGTAATCTCAAGATTTCCTTCAGCACCATTAGATTCATTCTCTAACCATACTGGAAAATCTTTCCACTCATCTACAGTTAACGATTCATCAATAACTGAATGTTCTTCAATAGTTGGTTTCAGAGATTTAAAATGCTTTAAGACTAAAGTCTTATGCTTTTCATCAGCAAACTTTAGTTTCTTTGGCTTTTTGCTAAGAAAGAAGTAGTCTTCACCAATCTTAGCTACAACATTTTTTTGTTTAACATTAAATAATAATTCCATAATTTTTAAAATTAATAGTTATATTTATCTAGTTCAAGATTAACTTCAGAAATTAATCTAGATTTATATGTAGCTAATGCTGTTTTATAAGTTTCAGAATCAGCTTCATAATGACCTTCGATATATTCTAAAGTTCCTTCTTTGAACAGTACAGTTTTAGATGATAATTTATCTAATAGAAATAGTATTCCATCAGATGTTAAAGATTTACCTCTAGTAAATCCTTTACTATACATATTAATATGTATATACAAACAATCGCAGAGACTTAAAGCATTGTTTATATTACTTTTTATATCTCTTAACTGATCAAGTTTTATTTGTTTTATTATTCTATTATGACCAGCAATAGTCCAAATCACGCATAGAATAAAAGCGAGTATAGCAATTCCTATTAAACCTTTATCCATATATTCTTGGTTCTGTATTAATGTTTTTAAAACTCATATATTGGTAAAGCCATTTAACATTATTTACAATAAAAGTGTTACCTTTTATATCTGTAAATAATATTTTCTTGTACTTATCCATAATTAGTCCCGATAATACTAGTAAAGGATTTCTAATATATACTGCAAACGTTCCTCCTTTCACACTTTCTCCAGAAATAGTTCTTAATGTATTATTAAGATATTGATATTTCTTACTAAAAGCATTAGCATAGTTGGAATGTGCAGTTTTAGAAATATTGTACTCTGCATCAATTTGTGCTGAAAGCATTATTACTAATTCTCCCAACGTATTGTGATCCATTTTTACCATTGATAAATCCCTCCCAAAGATAATTGTGCTTGTAATGTTTCTAAGTCACTTTTAATTGGGAGTTCTTTACCATGAATAGCTTTGTACTCTTTACTTACTTGTGCAATAGTTTTCTTTTTAGAAAAGACTAATGCTGTAATCTTAATAATGTCTTTTGTTTCCATTTTTTAAATTATTTAATTATTAATAATGTGCCATCACCTTTCTCATTTAAGAGTCTGCTACTTTGGATATGCAGGATGTAGGTTTACCTATCTATCACAGACTGAACTCTAATATTTGTCTTTGTAATCTATAGTGCTTATGAACATAATAGATTACTAAAGTAACTAGCCCTATCTATCACAGACCGAACTAGCGAAAATGATCTAAACTGTATATTGTTGATAACTATTTTATTTTAAAAATACATAAGTCTTGTCTTATGATTAACCAATTTTCTTTCCAAGATGCCAACTATTTATTTATACTCTATAGTACTAGAGTGCAGAGATTATCTTCATTCTTTTAAACTATACTTCTTAAAGATTCGTAACCTTCGTATATTGGGAACTCTGAATTAAGAGTAATCTTAATAAATACTCTATCATCAATAGTTACAAGTCCTACAGTTTTAATATTGCGATTACAATTATCAAAACTAGTACAAGTAACTGTATTAGAGGTAAAATCTGTTACACCTCTAAAGCCCATATCAACAAGAACTTTACATATAGGTGCTAAGTAATAAATACTACCTTCCTTGATAACACAAGAAGAAAATGGAATTACTCTATCACCAATGTGGTAAGTTCTAGTATCACGATCTATTGTGAGAGCCTTACCTGCAAGACTCTCACAACCTGTTACAATTTTCTTATTTAAATTCTCTGTATTCATCGATTACATCAATTAAATCCTGGAATGTATATTTTCCAATATCTGATTTATCCTCAACCCAATAAAGAGCTTTAGCAATCTGTTTAAGTTCAGACTTAGTCAACTCGCCCAACTTATACTGCTGGACTTTTTTAACTAGTCCTCGCATAGTCTCATAAGCATTAAAAGAGAATGTATGTTCTCCTCCAGACTTTCTAGTATATGTAATGTATTTATCATCACAATACTTTATACTATCCGAGTGCTTAATAAGATTACTAGCACAAGCTTTCATTCGGTCTTTTAAAGCTTGTACTATAACTTCAGTATAAGCTTCAAACACTTTCTCAGCAAATTCTTTGAAATCTCTTTTTGATGGAGTTTCAGAGAATGCTACTTTCTTAAAAGGAATAGATACAGAAATTGTATATTCCTTTTCATTCTGCATTACATTTATCATGAGTTCATTTCTTTAAAATCATCATATGCTATTTTACCCATTCCTACAAGTAGGATAATTAAAATAATATTTTGTAAGAATATCATAACTTATAATTGTTTTGTTGGTATTCTGCTACTAATAACTTAGCATTATCTGCAAGTGCTATAATATTAGATTTTAACAATCTTTTATAAGCACACAAAATAATGCTATAACAAGTTTGTTCAGAATCATACTGTTCTTCTTTACAGTCTTCCCATTGTGCAATGGTTAAAGTATTAAGACCATAGATTCCTCCAATATAAACCTCATTTATTGTCATAAGGTTTATATCTTTAGTTCTAAACATTCCATATTTATCTGGACCAAGATTAGCATTACGAAAACCTTTACGCCAAATACGTTTATGGAGTATCATACACTCAGATAGAGTATTGGCATTACCAATTTTAGTAAGCCAACACTCATAACTATTAACAAGACCTTGTTGGAGTCTGTAATCTGCAACATTCTTGTTTAATTCGCCTTTATGGAAAATTTTATTCCAAATGTTGTATTTCTTCATTCGTTAAATTGTTTACAAGTTTAAATACCGCATAACACATTTTACGCTGAGTTAATTATGAGATCTTAGCTAATTCTACTGAATATGGAATATTAGTAGCTTTTACTAAGAGTTGAATTGCATAATTATGAGATTTACGATTGGGTTACGCCAATCTTAATTTTTATCTCTCGCAGATGTACCTGCAATAACATATTATATGGTCCGTCTAATGCTAACACATACTTTCATCAATCAGACTACATTACGTAAGTTAGAATTTTCTGACTATTGTAAATAACAATGCTACAATCCCTAAAAGAATAGTAGAGATTACAAAGATTCTGTAAAGTTTTTATTTTTAACTAAAAGTGAGCAGTTTAAAGTCTTACTCAGGACTCGGATGGACTAAAACAATCATAGAATGTCCCACTCTTTAAGAGCTTCTAGTGGCGTAGCGCCATTATCAAGCTCTCTTTGCACTTCTGCCTTAAGACCGAATTTATCGGCTATACGAAGTGCATCTTCAGCAGTCTTAACTACTGAAGGCGACAGTTACTTCTACTTTAGTAGTGACTTTAATCTCTCTAGCTACTACATACTTACTTGAGAGAATAAGTATACACAGCATTTGTAAACGTGCGAAATCAATAGCATTCTTTGGAGTAAGATACTCTAAGGCTGCATTCCTCGAAACGTTTCCGTACACTACTTTTGATTCAGAGTCTACTACAATAATAAGTTCCTCTGACTTAAATAAAATCTTTTTCATTTTTTTTGTTTTTTGTTAATGTGTTATTTATGTAAAAGTGAACAGTTTATACTCATGTTCAGGAGTCTTGATAGAAATGTGGAAGCTTGATTTATTTTTCAAATTCGCCTGTACGATTGTTATATTTGCCAGTAACTTTCAAAGTGTAACCTCTAAACTCTTTTACTGGTTTAGCAAAAGTTGTAATGTAGGCTGCGTTCCTTGATAGTACTCTCTTTGATAACTACTTTCATAATTTTAAATGTTAAAGAGTTAATAATCTAATTTAATTTAAGCACTTTAGTTTTAAGACCTATAAACCACGTTGAGGTATGCTTTGCGTTATAGGATTTCGTCTAAAGTAAACTTTAGACAGGGATTTCAACCTTATAGAATAAAAACCTTTAATTTTGTTTGTGTTTTGTTTTGTTTTGTTATTTTTAGTAAAACATCTTACAAAGAATAAAAATATTATTGTATAAAATTCTTATAAATTGTTCGATGTGAGGATGATCTTTGGAGTGATATATAAGTTGGTTTTAGTGGGAGAGATTGGGAAATTGAGGAAAGGTTTGGTTGGTGGATGGGGGTTCGTGCGCGCACAAACTCATACCAATCCATATAAACAACTAATCTTCCTTATCCATTCCCAACTTATCCCCCACCAACTCCATTCTTTTCTCCAAATTGCATATTTGACCACAATAACTTTATCATTCTCAATGAGCAACATAAAAATTCCAACAATTTGTGTCGGAAGTTGAACATTGTAGAATTCCAAAGTTTCTAAGTCAACAAGTCTATTTTTTCCATAAACTCCTTTTATAGTTTTGAACATACAAAAAAATACAAAGAAATTTATAAAAAAATTTTAAAGGAGAGAGATTACTCTCTCCCCTTTTGGTTAGGACAAGCGGATATTAGAGAAACGCTTAGCGTTTCCATAATTTGTAAGGGTTTCAATATCCACTGTGATAGTAGATATACCCTTATCCTCCAAGTACTTGGCACATGCTTGCAAGTCATTACAACCTGGACAAGCCTGTGACAAAATTCTTGTCATATTTACCGTTCTTTCACCATCGAGTCCATCAATAGTGATGCCTGTTGCTGTTAAGACGACAACAGACTGCGCTGGTGTACCAGTCATCATGTTGGCTGGTATGGTACGCTCATTAGCGTCCAACTGAACATTGTCACCAAGTGACAATACGATGTTAGCACTCTTGTTGAGAGCTGCCTCAATCTGTGAAGCAGACATAGCTGAATGGTTCACCTGACCATTTTTACCGACTGAAATTTTCATAATCTTTAACTTTTTAAATTGTTAATAATTTTTTGTTTGGTTTTTACTCCAAATATGTGGGGGGCTCTAAGGGGCAGTCTACTCCCTCCCACATAATAAAAATTAATTTTTAAAATCCCACATCATCCTTACTTACTTACAAAAATCCCTATTTTTTAAACCCCAGGGGGCTATATAAAATCTTCCCTAAAAAAATTTTAAAATTTTAATTTAAAAATCTTAGAATATTAACTTTTACAAAAATTAACTTTTAATATCCCATACCTCGACTATATTACTCGTGTAATCAAAAAGAAATATTAAATGAATAAAGAACAACTAATACAGAGTATTAAAGACCTTCCTGATTAGTATAATATAAATTTATAGGTTATTGATAATGTAATTCATATAACTATGACTAAACAGGTAGATGAATTTGAAGAATATTGTAGTAAATTAGATGATGAAACATTTAATAATGCTTGTCTAATATTTGGAATTATTTCAGATATATCTTTAGAAGATTTTTCTTCTAATTTAGATAATTCTAAATATAAAAAATATAAACAAGAATTTAAACATATAGTGGATTTTTTAAATGATAGAAACATTACAAAAAATTAATAAAATAGTTCCTAATCTTACAGTATCTCAATTAATAGAACTAGTAAATATTATTAATGGACCTATAGATAATATGATTTTAAAAGGTATACCACATAATGGGCTTATTTCAATAGACAATAAAACTACTTCTACTGAAAATCCTTTTAGTATTAATAGTTATCTATAAAGATAATATTCTCCTATGGTGTAATGGTTAGCACAGAAGACTCTTAAAAATTTTAAAGTATGGAAAATAAAATTTATAAACTTACGGATAAAGAGTTTTCAGACTTAGTTAAGTCAAGTCTGAATATCTCAGAAGTTTTATTTAAACTTGGATATACTACTGTTGGAAACAGTTGGGGATATTCACAAGTTAAACAAAGAATGCAAGATTTAAATTTATCAGGTAAAGATTTTAGAGGCAAATCAGCTATAGCCGACTGTAATGAAAAGAAAGAAATAGATGCTTCTAAATTATTATGTGAAAATTCAAAACACGCACGTAATATATTAAGAAGCTATATATTAAGAAACAAATTACTTCCTTATACATGTGCAATATGTGGAATTACAGAATGGCAAGGTAAGACTTTATCTTTAGAATTAGACCATATTAATGGTGTAAATAATGATAATAGAATAGAAAATCTAAGATTTTTGTGTCCTAATTGTCATAGTCAAACCACTACTTATGGTGCTAAAAATAAACAAAAAGTAGAATCTAAATACGAACTTTCTGATGAATTAAAGAATTTAATTATTAGTTCTTATATAGAATTAAAAAATCAAAAGAAAGTTGCTGATAAATATAATTTAAATCCTAAAGCAGTAAAACAAGTTTTATCAGAAGCTGGATTAACTAAACAAAATCAAAAGTATGTTATACAATATGACTCTTCTCATAATGAAATAAGAAGATTTGGATGTATAGCGGAATGTTGTCAATGGTTAATGGATAATAATTTAGTAACTACTAAATTAATGAAAACTTGTAGAGCAACTCTAAATAGAAATATTGGCATTCTTTGGAAAAACTATTACTTTGAAATATTGGATGCTTAAAGGATAATCCATAATCTTTAAGTAGAATCTCTTTTAATTGACTTGGAAGCGTATATACTTAGTATAAAGTGACAGGGCGCAAGTTTAAATACAGCGTGAACGACTAAATAAAGAGACTGGTCTTAGGACTGGATGTGATAGTCTAATCCTCTACAGAGGTGTTAAAATGAAATCTTTTAGTCAGGGTTCGAATCCTTGTGGGAGAACATGATAGCAGCAATTTATGAATTAAATGGTAAGATTTTAAAAACAACTAATCTTACTAAAAAATTAAAACGATTAAAATCAGAACCTAAGATTCTATTTCAATTAGAGAATGGAACAGAAGCTGATTTAGACCAATGGATTAAAGACAACCGAAATATAAATTCTAATTCAGAAGAAGATATTGAAATTAAAAAATATCATTATAGAAATCCAATTACAGGATATACAATGACTTCTATATATGATAATCTAGATGTTAATGGTTATATAAAAATTGATTAATGACTAACAAAGAATTAAAAGACTTAAAGTCTAAAATGAACAAAGTACTTAATGAAGTACAGTAGATTATTGATACTATAGAAGATAATGATTTACAAGATAATCAATTAACTCTTGATTTTTGTGATAAGTTAAATGAATTATCTGTTACTTATTAATAAATATTTGGGGATGGATATTTATTAATTTTAAAAAAATAGCCGAGGCTTCTCATTTGAGAAACTTCGGCTATTATGATTTAATTTCCATAGTACTAATTAATCTATCTACGGTAATATGGATTATTTCTATTATAAGTATTCATATTGTTATATATATCTATAAGACCTCCAATAGTACCTGTACTTACTCCTATAGGAGTGACATATTTATTCCACTAATACTAAATATTATCAACTTTTCTTTGTGGTATTACAGAAAAATCAGTTTGCCAATCATGTGTACGACTTTCCTAAAGTTTTTTATTCCATTTTCTATACTAAGGATATTTATAATAAGCTTTAGTATAATCATACTGAGGATTAGAAAAATAGACATAATTATTAAGAGGACTATATTCTGTAGTCTATTTTACTTTAGGTCCAAATCCACTATACTTTACATATTTACCCCATCTCATAGGAGCAGTATAAGAGTTAATAACTTGATATTCAGGGAATCCCATGCTTGTATAATCTCTAAAATCAAATCTAGGATTTGAACCTATTTCTAACATATTAGTAGCTCCTGACTAAGATCCTGAAGAGTAACTTTTTAATCCGATAGTAGGCTACTACAAAGCACCAAAATATTTACCTTCATTATATGCCTCTCCATAATATCCATTTATATTTAATTTTTTAGCTAACTCTGTAGTCTATTTGGTACCTTCTTCTATAGATAAAGTACCCTAAGCTACTTTCCTATTAATATCATCAAATAAATAATAATTTGGGTCTGTTCTCTATAATCTATTTTTTATAGAATTCACATAATCCTAAAAAGAATTAATACCAACTCTATTATTTAATATCGCCGTAACATCTCCTCCCAAGCCTCCTCTTGAAGAATTTAATAACTAATTACCTCCAATTCCTGAAGCCTATCCATTAAATGGGGCTACTACGGAACGAAGAGCATTATTTTCTGTAGTAATATTCCATTTTGGAGTAAATTTAGAAGACCAGAATGCTGTTCTTATTCCCATATTATCTGCTATTAAATTCTAATTAACTATAGATTCTACAGCATCGTCACTATAAACCTATGGAATATTCCACATAGTTCTAGCTTCCTAAATTTCCTAAGGAGTTAATTTAAGTCTAGTCCAACCATTAGTAACAGTATCAGTGTTCATTTTCTAGATTCTATTAGTTAACCATGGGCTACTAAACATTTGAGCTTGTCTGCCTACTTGTTTAGCTTTAAAACCATTATAGTTATCCATAGCTACCATTAAATCATATATTCTAGGATGTTTCTATAATTGGGTATATAATTCTTCAGCTTTTATAGGTAGAGCCTATTCTGTAGTATTAAATACTTGACCTTTCTATATAGCTGCATTACCTAGTGATTCCCACTATTTCTATAACTATTTATATTTCTATGGGTATAATCTAGAATAATAATTATGAGCTAACTATCCTGTAGCATATCCTTTAGCATCTTCTCCAATAGTCTAAACATCAATTACATGATTACCATCAGAGTTAAATACTTTGTTATCACCTTCTAAAGACTATTTAAAACCATTAGATGGTCCATATTGAGATCCTTCTTTACCAATACTTTTCTAAACTGCTCTTAATCTAGATTTAGTTGTTAATAACTCTAAATCATGAGGTACTCCGTTAATAATTCCAGAACCATATAATCTTGTAGAACCTCCAATAAGGGCACTTCCATTTAAAGTAGTTTCTAAGTCTTTTAAATACTAGCCTAATTCCGGAGTATTTGAAGTAACTTTACCAGTTTCATAATTCACTTTTGGACGAATAGTTACTTCTTGCCCATTTAAATTAATAGTTACACTAGGATCTTTAAGTGTCTTTAAATTTGCAGCATAGTCAGCATGCCATTGTTTTCCACTTTTAGCAGTAGCTTCCCAATCAATTCTAGGATTATGAGTTCTAGTATATTTTATAATTCTATATTCAGATAGAGCCTTAGGATAAGTCGCCTCTAAATCAGACATTTTATTTTGTAGCTACTATTCATAAGCTTCTTTAGATGCACTTCTAGCGTTACTTATACTACTATAAGTATATTTTTTATTAATTATATCAGAAAATCTTTTAGCAGGTTTCCAAGATTTATAAATTCTATTAATACCATAAGGAGCAAAAGTAAAAGCAGTATTTAACCCAGCACTTGTATAGTTTTTATCTTTAATATCGTGATGTATGTCAGCAAGATTCTATCCTATAAACATAGCATTACCTATACCTCTAGCAGTAGCACTAGGTAACATACTAAGTACCATAGAAGTACCAGTATTTATATCATGTACAGATTTTAATAATTTATAACCTAAAGGAGCATCCCACTAAGGATTATTTACAAGATTTCCATTACTATCTTTTAAATACTATCCAGTTTCTAAGTCTTTTAAGAATGGGTCTTCTGGATTATAATCTACTGATCTATCAGACTATATATTAGGAGATACTTTATAAGTACTACGATAATTAGCTTCAGCCTTATCTCTAGCAATTTTAGCTAGTACTTTACTTCCCGAAGATATTGAAGACGCTAACTCAGCAGCATTTCGCACTTTATTAATATTTATTTTGTGTGCATTATTAAAACCCTAGTTTACTTCCTATTTATTAGTTCCTCCAGTATTTACTAATCTATCTTTCCTATATATAGGAGCATAAAATGTTTTTACTTTAGTACTATTATTCTATTCAATATGCTGAGGTACGACTTCTACCTAAGGTCTCTATAATTTTTGAGTTCTCTTCTAAAGATTTTGAAGATTCTAATATAAAGATTTTACTGAGGCGCCATTGTCTTTAGAATTAAATAAATTTATTCCTCCCCAGGACTATTTATAATTATTATCTTTTATCTATGCAGCCATGGTGTTCTTATTATTACTGGAGTTCCTAACTTATCTAATATTTTTAATCCTAATACAGCTTTGCTGTCTAAATCATATGAACTCCATTTCTACTTATACTCATCAGGATTAAACTTCTAAATATCTTGTGCTCTATATACTTTTTTACCATTAGATATTCCTTCCTAAACTAAATGTCCAGCAGCATCAACTCCATTATCTCCAAAGTCTAAATTATTATTAGCACCTTTCCAAGGAGTTTTATTAGTTATATTAGAAGCTTTCTACATAGGTTTTTTAGTAAAGAAATCTAAAGTTTCAGTATTTTCATATACAGGAATATTTTTATATGGGTATATCTTTCTTATATAATTTTCATGTGGACCATAATCTATATTTATTTTCTTTACTCCATAAGAAGGATTTATAGTTTTATTATATAAATAAGCATCAATCATATCATTACCTTTAGCAGCTTTCTAAAATCCAGTATATGCTTCAGGAGCATAAGTATTGTATCCTATACCAGTCGATATATAGGACAATATTCCAGTGTGCTTTTTAGGAGTTGCTTTATGCATATTATATACTATATCTTCTATAGGATTAGCATCATTAGAAGTTCTCATAGCTACTTCTATTCCGCGTTTTAAAGGAGCTTTCATAGCATATCCTATTGCAGGAAGCATTACTAAATAATTACTAGCTTTAGTTGGATTCTTAGATATATCTAAAGCACCTTTAGTATAATCATACATTGCCTAAGCAACTGGAGCTAAAGCATAACCTATTCCTGAATTAACTAGTGCTTTAATAGAGCTAGTATTATTATTCCAACTATCTACTTCTCTAGCATAAGCTCCTTTTATAGGATGGGTTCTATTCTTATTACTATAATTATATAATTTAGAATGAGTATGTCCTCCCTATTTTATATCCCCTCTATTATCTACAAATACGTCTCGTACTCCATTTAAAGTTCTAACTGGAATAACTCTCTACTAATATTTAGCACCAAAATATGGAGATTTAAATCTAGGATGACTTAGTCTATTATAATACTCCATATTTATAGCCATCTATTTATTTTGAGTATTATTATTTACTCCTTTATTTTGTTTACTTTCATCTACTATTGGCATATTTATACTTTATTTTTCCATATACTAGTTATACTATCTATACCTAGTAATCCCATACAACAATATAAAACTGTATCTATCATATCTGGTGCTTGTAACTAATTAATAGAACAGTATATTAGAATAATTAAACTTACTATCCATCCTAATATTCCACATACTCTTTTACTACTTATTCCAGTATGTGCTGTTATTAGATTAATTAAAAACTATTTCATTCTTTAAATAATTTATTTTAAGGAACTAGACAAAGGTTTCTAAAATATTGGAATATTAACAGGTTCTTTAGTTCCTTTCATAGTAAGTTGTCTAGTTCCATTCTAAATAAATCCAAAGTCTTTACCAAATCTATTTATACCATGAATACCTCCTTTAGATATAGAACCCCAAGTAGAGAGATTAGCACCTTCGGGTACTTCATCTGCTACCTTAGCAAATAGCTACATTTTATTACCATAACTTAGACCATTTCTATCTGTTTTAAAATGAACTGAATAATTATTAGGTTCAACATCCTTTACTAGTTCAAATCTTTGATTAGGCTATTGTTTAAAGAAATAAGAAGTAGCTTTATTTCCCTCAGCTTTTCCAGTACTCCAAGCTTTTCTAGTAGGTTTATAATAAGATAACTGCATAATAGGATTATCCTCCGCTGAGGTATTTAATATTTCAGAAGGAGTTTGTTTATTATTTATAATTTTACCTGGTATACTAGGAACCATAGTATTAGTTATAGGATCTAATTTATAATTTATAACTTCATTAGTTTTTATAGGATCTGATAATCTATACCCTTTTCCAAAGTAACCCCAATCTAAACTAAATCCGTTATTAGCTGCATCCTATAAAGACTATGTGTTAGATTCTTTAGTTACCTATACTACTTGTCCTCTGTTATGTCCAAATTTATCCCACCATAATTTATCAGGATTATTAAAATGTGCCTATCTGACAGAATAGTATTTTCCATTCTGAACTTTTACATCTCCTATTCCATAGCTTCTATTATATATTCGATTGTTTTTTACAAATCCTCCATGTGAAGGAGTAAATGTTCTGTAAACAAAACCATCTTCTAAAGGTACTGCTTTAGATTCAATTAATGGAGTTTCAATGTTCTTAGTTAAATTTCCAGCAGTCTTATTAAGTAAACTATTTCTTGCCCAATGTGAAACTGTATTCTGACCCATTTTAGAAAGACCCATTTTACCTAAACCTAATCCTAAATTTCCTACAGCAGTTCCTACTACAAATTCTCCTACTGGATCAGCTCCTGACATAGCTCCTACTTGAGGATTAGTACTGGTTTTAGTATTTTCCTACTAATCCTTTACTGTAACTATTTCACTATGTGGCATACTCTTTTTAGCTAAAGCTAATCTTTCTCTAACTGATAAATTATTATATTTAGCTTTTAAATTTTTAGCGGCAGGCTATAATCTATTTTTTAAATTAGTAGGATTAAGAATTCCTCTAGATTGAGTATTTCTAGCTATTTCCTAATCCTACTTAGATTGCTACCATTGTAATCCAGTTGTTTTAAAATTTAATTTACCTGTTTTCTAATATTTAGGTATCCATTTCATATCTCTTTAAATATTTATCCCATAACTACTTATCTCTTTCATCTACAAAATCTAAAAATCTTTGTAATTCCTCAATCTTTTCTGTCAAAGTATATGTATCCATTATTATTTTTATTAAGTTTTAAATTAAATCCATTACCTCTAGTTTTAGTAACATATAATGTAGGAAGAACATTAGCCCCATCATAAACTATTTTAGTTCCACCATTATTATAATCATAATCTGAACCTAGATAGTCCATAGTATCATCTAAAGGTTTTCCATCATTAGGTTTTATATATTGATCTTTACTTAAATAATATATCTTATTATCTTTACTCCAAGATTTATCTCCTAAATCGGGATAAGTTGGATGAGTTTTAGTTTTATAAGTTCCTGAAGCTCCTTTATCAGGAAAATGCCCAGTAGGAATATGTTTATTCCATTTATGTGCTAGAATACTATTTAACTATAACCAAGCTACTATAGGTTGGTCATTATAGTATTTTCTATAATCGTAATGGTCTTTAGATAAATCTTGATTATTCCAGGCTTGAGACAACCACTTACTCCAAGTATTATAATTATATAAAGGCTATTTATTTTTTGTCATTGTATGTAGATATTCCAAATTTAATAAAATCTCCAACATTTCCAGTAAGTCCTAGCATATCTAAAACTAAATCAATTTTAGGATTATGAAATCTAGTTACATCAGAAGCTCCTAAAGTTCCAGCCACTCCTAATGCCCCACTAGTAGCATTCCAGGCAGTTTCAAAAGTATTATTATTTTTAATAGCATCATAAGTCTAATAATCATCTATTAAAGTGCCTCCAACCTACATAGGTAATTGAGCTTTCTAGAGAAAATTTGCTACAGCTCTTTTAGTGGCAGAAGCAGCTGTTTCCCATTTTCTCCAATTAGAATAGGCTCCTAATATAGAACCTCCTGATAAACCTAATTCTATAGCAGTTAAAGTAGCATCAAGACCATTTTTATAATCTTTCCATTTATCTAATTTTTTTTGTATTTGATTTCTAATAGCTGGTTTTACTTTAATAGACTAAAAAGCATCTATATCAGCTTGCATTGCATTCTAAATAAGATTAGCTTTTCGCTAAAGACTATTATTAGTATTAGGAGTAACTTTTATATTAGAAAATAGCTAAGAAACTTCATTCTGAATTTTTTTCATTCTAAGCTATCCTTCTTTACTATTCATATATTCTTCCAGATTTTTTTTATTTAGCTATTCTGCTTTTAACTACTCCTATTTAATACTATCTATATTTTCCTTAGACTGCCTAGCTATTCTATCCTAGTAATCTTCTTCGGATTCCCAACTTTTCTTTTTCAATGTAGGAGTTGCTCTTACAGGAACTATATTACCACGTTGATATTTAGGAATTAATTTAAGCATTTCTAAATTTATTTATATATTTTGCAACATTAGTACCATTAGCGTCAGATCCTCCTGTAATACCATACTTATAATAATTTTTAGCCCATGTTGGACTTAGCCATGATGCTGCTATAGCTTCTCCAGTAACTGTTATACCATTATTTCTTAAAAATCTTGCATTATCATCATATAATTGTGAAGCAGCTAATACCTGTGCATCAGGGCTATTTTTAAATTGTTCTCTAGATAAACTAGAATAACTTTTTCTAGTACTATCTATAAACTAAAAATATCCAGCAGCAGAGCTATTTTTAGACTAAGCTTTAGGATTAAATCTAGATTCTAGAGAAGCTATCTTCATTAAAGTAGTCTTCTTATTGCCAGTGATACCATATTTATCTAAAGTCTATTCTAGTATTTGCTTATTTTTACTAGGGGTATTATGGTTTAATTTAAGCTAGGTATATTTATATTGTATAGGCTCTTTAGCTTTATTAATAGAAAAATATCCATCTAAATTTAAACCCTTAATATGAAAATCTCCAGTATTTAATTCAGGAATATACTAATATTGTTTAGGAGTAAAATCTAAATCTAAACCTTTACTTTTTAGTACTTCTGTAGCAGGTTTATCAGGGATATCTAAAGCTTCATATTTAAAATATTCACTCATAATTTTATCAAACCGTTATGTATTTTAGAATGACAATTTTTACAAACACAAACTGTTTGAGATAATTCTTTAATAAATAAATCTGTAGGTATGTGACTTACAGCTTGTGATATATTAAATAATTTTTCTCCAATATGATGAAATTCTAAACAACATTTAGCTGATTCACCACATATTATACATTGTGTTTTATGTTCATTCAAAATCTTTTTATTTTCTTTATAATATTTATTCTTACGCATAGCTAGAATAATCATTAGGCTAATTAAAATTAACTAGAGCTAATGGTCCTAGTCCTTTAGTAGCTCTGTAATAATTAATTCTTTTCTTTACTCCAGGTCTTGTAAGTAATAAATCTTTTTTATAACCATTATAGCCTTTTTTAGAATTATACATGGACTTAGCGTTTTTTTGTATTCCGTCATAGTACTACTAAAAATTCTAAGCTTTAAGAGAATCTGGATACATTCTACTATGCCAATTAATTAAATGCTACGCAAAAGATTGTGCATTAGGATATTTTTTATTATCTCCAGTAGCAAATCCAGTCCAACCTTTTTCCGCAACCTTTTGATTAGTTAAATCTAAAGCTGCTTGTGGGGTAACTCCTTTATCTACTAAAGCTTGATATATCTAAGTCACATTATCATACTGACTTTTAGTTCCTGGCATCTTACCTGCTAACTACATTTTAAGAATAGTACCTCCATTAGCATGTTTAAATTTTTTTGAATTTCTAGCAAAATTAGCCCGACGTCTTTGTAAAGGAGTAGCATTAGGATTATTTAATACAGATTTAGCATACTCCTATACAGATTTTCCAGCTGCTTTAGCTGATGCAGTAAACTTACCCTTATTTTTATCTTTTATATGAATAGTATCTTTTCTATCTTTTATCTATCCGCCTTTCTTTAGTTTATTTATAAAACTAAACTGATTTTTAATCTTAAAATCCTAATAGGCAGAATAAATTCTTTCTTGTAATTCAGAATTAGTCATAATGTAATAAATAAGATTAAAATACTTTTGAATATAAATAACCTATATATATACTTAAATAGTACAAAATAATAATAACTTTGCCTATTAAATATAGTAATAATGTTATTATAGATAACATATATATAAATATTACTTATAGTAATATGAAAAAAATTATAATGGTTATTTTAGATTATTTAAAAAAATTATGGAATTTTATTTCCAATTTAACTTCAGAAACTAAAACTATAGTTATTTTTGTGTTATTAATATTTATACTAAATCCAATTCCTAGAAGTTATTACGAAGAAACTCTTTCTAATGTTATGAAAAAATAGAAAGAAGAATTACGTAAAGAAGAGGATAATGGATTTAAACAAGCTCCTTATATAGCTTAGTGTATTGATAATATAAAAATAAAAGATCCTGATTGTAGTAATGTTTTGTTGTTAAGTTATCACAATACTAAACATAGCTTACAGGGTTTTAGTTATATTTATTTAGATTGTATAAGAGAAAGTGTAAAATCATATTCTGATGAATATGTCGGAGATTATTGGTAGACTTTATAGTATACTAATTATCAAGAAGAATTAAGTAAAATTGATGATACTGCTTATTTAAGAGTTGATAGTCTTTCTCAAATTAGAAACACTTTCCCTAGATTATATAAAAAGTTAGAATAGAGTGGAGCATATTCAGCTGCTTTCTATCCTATAGAAGGAATTAGAAATCCTATAGGGATAATAGTAGTTTTGTATAAATAGCCTAAGAAATATAAGTTAGGTTATTATAATACAGTTATTTCTCCACAAATTCAACGATTATCTACAATACTTGAGGATACTGTAAATGACAATGACAATGAAGATTGATAAAGAAAATGATGGAGTAGCTTTCAATGATTCTGCTCATGTTTATTGGGATATTAATAATCTAAAGAAAGAATACATTTCAGTAACTACCTTAATAGGAAGTTACGCACAACCTTTTGATTCAGATTTTTGGTCTAAGTACAAAGCTTTAGAAAAAATTCTAGATACAGATGTATGGAAAGATTTAAAAAAGACTTTACTTAATACTCACAGAATTACTGAAGAAATTTTAGAGGCTTATTCTGTAGATATTAATGACCTTAATAAAGAACAACAAAATATACTAGATGCTTGGGACAAGAAGAAAATAGAGTCCTGCGAGAGGGGAACAAAAATCCATTCTCAATTAGAACATTCTTTTTATAATATGAAGGATGATAAGCCTTTACAGAAATTTGGATTAGGAGGTAAGTTTATATGTAAAGAAGGATATACTAAGTTAGACTTAGAAAATGGTGTGTATCCAGAATATTTAATTTCATGGTCTACTCCTGATAATGTTTTAAACTTAGCAGGACAGATAGACCTTATGATTAAATCTGGTAATGACATCGTATTAGCAGATCATAAGACTAATGAAAAAATAGACTTAAAAGGAGGATTTAATGTAAATACTCGGAGTACCGCTAAGATGCAATATCCTTTAAACACTATAGAAGATTCGAATTATGGTCATTATGAGATGCAACTTTCTACTTATGCATTTATGCTTCAGCAAAGACATCCAGAGTATGTGATTAAAGATTTGATTCTTAATCATTATGATCATAATATGAAAAATACTCTATATCATTGTATTTATCGAAAAGATGAAGTAAAACGTATGCTTGCTGATTATTATAAAAAGAAAAAACAACAACAAAAAGCAGTAAGACGTAAACCTATCGTATATTAATATGAAATTACCTATTGCTTAGATTATAGAAGGTCATGCTAAAGAAGCCCTAGGATTAGATACTGATATTTCTGAAGCTAGATTAAAAATCTGTCATAGATGCCCGTTATTTAGTAACGCTCTAGGCGGAATGTGTAATAGTAGATTATGGTTAAATGTAGAAACGGGAGATGTGAGTACAAATGCACGACCAGGATATCAAAATGGTTGTGGATGTCGTCTTAATGCCAAGACTAGACTTGTAAATGCACATTGTCCTGCAAATAAATGGTAATATGAATAAAGACAGAGCAATTTTTAATCAGAATGAAAAGTTAGCCATGACAATTAATGGCTTAGAAAGTGGCGGTATGCACTTTAATGTTAATGAGAAACAAGCAGATGATTTAGTAAAGAATGAAGCTATTAGTAAATTTAATACTCAAGTAGATGAGTATGTAAATCGTTTTGAAGAACATGCTAAAGCTTTAGAGAAAGCCGTTGAAGAATTTACTATGTCATCTAAAGCTGAGATTAGACCTATTGGTAATTATATTATTATAAAACCTTTTGCTGAGAATCCTTTTCAACGTATTAAAAAAGTTGGAGGACTTATCATTGATTTAGGAGGTCAAAAACCTCAATATAAAAATAATGATAATGGCGAAATTGAAGAAGAAGAGAATATTACCAAATCAGGAGTAATTGTAGAAGTGGGTCCTGAATGTAAATGGGCACAGATAGGAGATTGCGTATTCTATCCTAGAACTAGTATTATTCCAATTCCTTTCTATAAACAAGGTTTAGAACTTGTAAATGAATCAAGATTAATAGCAATAGTAAATGATAATTTAACAGAGAGATTCAATGGAAGATAAAATATATTTTCAACCAGGTTAGGTTGTTACTTTAAAATAGGACATCGGAAATGTTCCTAAGATGTTAGTAGTTAAAAAAGTAACTACTGTATTTAAAAATAAAGATACTGATGTGCTAATTGGAATAAAGTGTAGATGGTTTACTACAGATGGAGTTTTGTAGGAAGCAATTTTCAATACTAAAGACCTTTAGAAGATTGAAAAATCCAAATTTTCCTAATTATTTTTATATAAAATATCCAAATAAAAATGTTGACATTTAAACAAGCATTTGATGCTGCTAGGAAAGCAGGTAATCGCTATTTTTCTTGGAATGGAAATGATTATAATACTATGACTAAAGAGGAATAGAATTCCGGAATTGGAGATTATTTTAGTAAATTCAAAGGTAATGTTGGAAATAATTCTAATTTTTAGAATGCTGCCTCTAATATGGGTTCTCAAATGATGGGAGTATTTTAGAATTCTACTAAAGGTAAATATGCTGGATAGGATTATAATATTGGAATATACTTTAAGCCATAGTTTAATAGTCTTGCTACTAATTAGTTAATGGATTAGGCTACTCTCCCTCCTAGTACATAGGAAATAACTTCTATAAATACTCCAGTAATTAATAACTTTAATCGATCACAAGTAAGAGCTTTTATGTCTAGTAGAGGACTAGACCCATATGCTTATACTGGAAGTTAGAGAAAAGCTCTAAGAAAAGCTTTAAATTCTGGGTAGGATATTGAAGCTATCTTTAAATAGTGGAGTTAGGATAATCAACCTATATCTTATAATGCTGAAGGAGGTCTTTTAAAATTTGAAGATGGAGGAATGCTAGAAGATTTTAAAAAATGGCTTAGTTAGAAACTTCAAAATGGAGAATTGAAAGAATCAGATTTAAGTAAAGAAAAATTAGCATAGTTATATTAGACATTTAAAAAAGAACAATAGGGAGTACAAACTGCTATGCATGGTGCAAAACTTAATTATATAAATAAATTAAATGGTAAATGTCCTTAGGGAACACATTTATCATATTATAGAATAGGAGGAACTTTATGTAAAAAGTGTGAAGCTGACGCTTACAATGAAAGTTCTGATCCTATTAAAGCTTTTAAATAGAAGTGTGGAGGTAAGGTTAAAAAGAAAGAATTAGGTGGTGAAGTAGATAATAAGAAAAATTAGCCTAAATCTAAGTTAGTTAAAAAACCTTAGAATAAAATTATTCCTAAGAAACCTTAGAATCCTCGACCAGGACCAAAAGATTTAAAAAAACTTCCTAATGGTAAATATCCAAAATATTGGACTCCTAGTTAGAGAGGAGAATGGGATAGCATGCATCCTGAGGAAGCAGTTTAATAATAAGATATAAGCTAACTTCTAATTTTTTAGAGGTTAGCTATTTTTATTTAATGTTAATATGAAATAATGAGTAAATGGTTTTAGTATAATTAGACTTTAGGAAAGGTTGAACTTGACGAAACTGAATTATTACTAATAAAAGAATTTAGAGATTTATTAGATAGTAATCGTAATAAAAGTAAAACTGATCCTAAAGGCGAACATAAAGAAAGAGCTTTCAAAGAATTATCTTATATATATCTAGCTATTGATTGGAATTCCCCATATCATAATTATGATGAATAGGATAGACATGAAGCAGCTATTGATGATTCAGGGCTAACAGAGAATGAATTTAATGATTCAGTATTTAGAACTGCTTGTAGAAAATATTAGGAAATTCAAAATTCTAATAGACTAGTTAGAATGGTAAAAGCTGCTGAGAGTACTGTTGATAAATTAATAGATTACTTTGAAAATGTAGATCCTCTAGAAAGAGACCCTTAGACTGGAAAACCTATTTTTAAAGCTAAAGATATTATGGCGGAAATTTCTAAATTAGATGAAACTGCTGATGGATTATTAGCTCTAGAAGGGAGATTAAAATCTTCTATGCAAGAATCATCTAGTATTAGAGGAGATGCTCAAGAAGGATTTGACCCAGGAGACTTTTAATTATGGCTGAAGAAATTAAACGTAGACGAGGGAGACCTAAAAAAATACCTACAGTAATTGACGATGTAAAACCTAAAAAGAAACCTAAAATACCTAAAGAGATTTAGGATATGATTAATAAAGTACATGGTACTGTAGAAGACCCTATGAAGGAAGCGGTTGAAAGTCTTAAACCTTAGAAGATAGTGGAAGAATCCAAACCTATATTAGAAATAAAAGAGACTGATACTGATGAAGCTATCTTAGGCAAAGTTAGAGATTAGTCTGGATGGGATGTGAAAAAAGATGATCCTATACCTTATTTTGATGCTAATTTATCTTATGAGTTAACTGGATATAAACCTATTAATAAATACAGAGGTTTAGATTTTAATCCTTCATGGTTTACTGAAGCTAGAGATACTTTTGTAAGAACTGGACATTATACTAGATTTAGAAGGAACTCTAGAAGTTGGAGAGCTTTTTGGAAAGAATAGTTTATACGATGTAAATATGGTATGACTTCTCATGGTTATACTATTACTGGAGATCATTATTATTTCCTCAACTTTTATAGATTAAAAGATCTTGATAATGTTGAAGAAGCAGGTATGGGACGTTAGGAAATTTTCCCTAATTTTCTAGAAGGATAGTATGAATGGTTCCATTATTTAAAATTAGCTAGAAAATTACGTATGAATGCCTGTATGATGAAAGCCAGAGGGGCGGACTTACTGCCCTCCTATAAGGTGACTTATAGGTAATAAATTCCGAAATTTCGGTGAAGACTAAGGTGATTTAATTACTATGTTAATACCGAGGATCTACAGTTAATCGCTGAGACCTGTAACGCGTAGGAGATGAGCGTTAATGAGAGCAATAATTCTCCCAAGAGTTCGGAACAAGTATTAGATGACTATTATGAAAATAGTTATTGGGATTATTTAAATACTTGAAAATGTACGCTGACCTTATAAGAAATTATAAGAACTAGGAGATAAAAAGCTCCTAGGGTAACAATGTGAGGATATTCAGAAATTGAAGCTAGTATAATTTCTAATAGTTATAATGTAATTAAAGGTTCCATAAATGTATGCACAGCTTTCGCACAAACTCAGTTAGATAAATTACTAGAGAAAGTTTGGGCAAATATTAACTGGCTATACTATAATACCGATGGAGGTATGGCACATCTTAGCCAAGCTAAAAATAGTAATTATTTACGCCGTGCTTCTCATTATGAAATTAGAGATGGACAAAAAATAGAAGTAGGTTGGGGTTCTTAGATACAAGGAATTATTACTGATAAACCTGGTAAGTTAAGAGGTGATCGTACAGACATATTAATGTTTGAAGAGTGTGGACTTTGGCCTCAATTTACTAAGGCATATACTTAGGCAGACGCTTTAGTTGGTTAGATTGGTAGATAGTGGGGCTTGAGACTGATGGGCGGCACTGGAGGAGAGTCAGGGGCTCAAATGGAAGGTCTTCGTAAAATGTATTATGAACCTTAGCTTTTTGGAGTACTTCCTTATCGCCATAACTTTACTAAAAACGGAGAATATGCTATTACTTCTTTCTTTTTACCAGCGTTTAGAACTATAAAAGAGTTATCTTTATTGGATAGCCGAGGTTGGCTAGATGACGAAGATGGTAAAGCTTATTTTAATAAAACTAGAGATTTAAAAGCTCAAGACCCTGAAGAATTTACTACATTTTGTGCTGAGTATTGTTTCGATGGAGAAGAAGCTTTTTCATTAGAAGGTAATAATAAATTTAATAAAATATTAATAGCTGAATAGCTAGCTAATATAAGAATTCATAAAGATTCCCCTAAACCTGAAAGAGGAACTTTAGAATATATTTTTAAAAATGGTTAGCATAGTAGAGAAAACATTACTGGGTTAAGATGGATAAAGAATAATACTGGAGATATACAAATAATAGAACATCCAATATGGACTTAGGTATCTTATGATGAAGAAGGTAATGAATTAAAATATGAAAAAATGAATGGTCTATATGTGGCAGGTATAGATAGTATTGACTTAGGTATGGAAGATACATCAGCTTTAACTAAAGATCCTTCTAATTTCTGTATTGTAATTAAAAGAAGATAGTTTGGATTAAAAGACCCTACTTATGTAGCTATGTATAAGGCTAGACCTAATGATGTTCGCGATGCTTACAAAACAGCTATAAAATTATTACAATATTATAATTGTAAAGCTAATCTAGAAGCAACTCGTGTATCTATGCTTTCATGGGCTAGAGAAAAGAAATATTTAAATTATTTTATGTACAGACCAGTTGCTACTTATCCAGCTGGAAATAATCCTAAGCGTAGAACTATAGGTACTCCAGCTTCTGTAGCTATTATTGATCATTAGACTGATTTAATTAGAGACTACGTAAATGATTTTTGTCATAATATATGGTTTGAAGAAATGCTTGATGAATTAAGCCGCTATACTGATGAAATGAAACGTAAGTTTGATATCATAGCAGCTATGGGATTATGTGAGTTAGGTGATGAAGATATGATGGGAGTAACTCCTAGATAGATAGAAAATACTGATGATTCTTTTTAGGATTTTGGTTATTATATAGACCCAGAAACTGGTTATAGACGTAAAGGTATAATACCTAAAAAAATAATAACTAAAGCAACTATAAATAGTATATCATATGACAATTTAGGAATTAGAACAAGCAATCCTAGAGGCTATTGAGACTATGTATAAATGTAAATATGTAGGCTTATTAAAACTTACTAAATTACCTATAGGATATAAACTTTAGTTAGGTTGGAGACACGATGATTATCCTATATCAATAATGTCGGATTCACCTACCGAAGAAGTTTTTCTTAAATATATAAAAGAAGAACTTAGAATACGAAGATTAGATAAAGTAAAATACTTTACTGGATATAAAATATATCCTGGATAGTTAAATACTTGTCCACACGATGATACTTGTAAATCATGCCAGAACAAGAAGTAATAGAATTAATTAATAAACACATTGGAGAGTTAGTAGTAGATAAAACTACTATTCAAAAATGTTATAATTATTATAATGGTGTTCGTGATGCTGAACAATTTTAGTATCTCGAAGATAATTATGGAATAGGATAGCCTACTTCAGTAGAATTTACACCACTTATTAAAAAACATTTAGATGCTTTAATAGGTGAATATTTAGGCACCCCAATTATTCCAAAAGTAACTTGTAAAGATGAAAAAACTGTATCAACTATATTTAGAGAAAAGTAGGTATATATTTATTCTGAATTATAGAAAATATTTTAGTAGAAATTAAAAAATAATTTGATATAGGTTATATAGGGTAAAGACCCTACAGATATAATGGTTTAGAATTAGATGGAAGATTTAGTAGGAGACTTAGAAGATTCTTTTATTTCTAAATATGAAGAAGCTGCTTAGAATGTTATTGAATATATAATGTAGTCTAGAAATACTGATTTAATAAATAAATTAAGAAAGATATTTTTAGACTTACTTATATCTGGAGATACCTTCTATAGAGTAAAACCTTCTGCTAGTGGCACTAATATATAGATAGAATCTCCAAGCCCTTTAAATACGTTCCCTGAACGTAATCCAAATTCTCCTTATGTAAAAGATTGCAGTAGAATAGTTATTCGTAAGTGGCTAACTGAAGCTGAAGTTTTAAATACTTATGGAAAAGATTTATCCAAAGAAGATATTGAAAAAATAAAAGATAGATGGATAAATTCTTATTCTAGTTCATCTACCTACATAAGAACTACTAATGGAAAATTAAATCCAGGTATATAGTCAGGAGTTGAAATAATACCAGGTTATCCTAAAGAAGGGTATTTAAATCATAGGTTAATAGAAGTATATGAAGTAGAATGGATTGAAACAGATTCAGATTTTGTTATGCATAGACATTCTGCTACTAAAATAGGAACTGATATCTATATAATAGACGAAGTTGATAAAGATGTTGTACGAACTTAGGATAACCCATCTAAATGTACTTTATCAGTAAACGGTGTATTTTATTTAAATGAAAATAGTGAACCATATTCTTTGGTAAAAGCTTGTATGACTTTACAAGATAAATATGATCTTTTATGCTATTACCGTGATAATCTTATAGCTACTAGCGGAACTACTGGACAATGGTTAGACATATCTTTAATACCTACAAAATTAGGAGTAAATTTTTCCGAGAGAGTACAAAAATGGCTAGCTTATAAAAAGTCTGGATTAGGACTAATTGATACTTCTTAGGAAGGAAGAATGGCAAGTGGATAGGCTCCTATAAATACTATATTTAATGGCTTTGATGATACTATTAAAGTACAATCTATTTAGGCTATTCAATTAGCTATAGATAGTATTGAACAAACAGTATCTTCTATAACCGGAGTATTTAAAGAAAGATTAAATGGTATTTCTTAGAAAGACGCTGTAACTAATGTATAGACTAGTGTTAATAATTCTTTTGTTATAACTAAATAGTATTATCATCAAATGGATATTTTAACTGAAGAAATATTAATTGATTGTTTAAATACTGGAAAGAAAGTTTATAAAAAAGGATTAACAGGAATAATTAATTTAGGAGACAAATAGCAGAAAATATTTACTGCATTACCTGAAAATTTTACAGTTACTGATTATGGTATAACTGTTAAAACTAGTTCTGATATTACCTAGGAGATAGAGTAGATGAAATAGATACTACCTTAGCTTATATAGGCATAGTTACTTCCTGCAGATATATTATTTGAAACTATTACTTGTAAGAGTCTTACTTCTATAAAAACTAGAATACGTAAAGCTTTAGCTAAACAAAAAGCTGAAAATAACTAGCTTTAGTAGGCTATGCAATAGGTACAATAGTTATAGCAGTAGCTACAAGAATCGTAGAAACAGATTCAAAAATATGAATAGTAGATACAGTAGTTAGCTAAATAGGCAGATAACTTTAAATAGGAAGAGCTTAAATAGAAAATGGACTTAGAATGGTTTAAAGCCCAAACCGATAGATAGTTTAAAGATAGACAAGCTGAAGAAGATGCTAAACGTACTGAACTAGAAAGATAGTAGTTATATGATGGTAATCCTTATAATGATAAGGTAAAATAGTTAAGAAGTTAATGAGTAATATAATTGGAACACAACTTTATAGCAATGAAGGTTAGACTAAAACACCTATATATCCAAAATCAAAAGCTGAAGTAATTGATGCTATTAATGGAAATACCGAAACAAATGTATAGTAGTGGTTAAGTAATTTAACAACTTCTATAGGTTAGATTACTGAAAATGCTATAAAATTAAATATAAAGATTTCTTATGCACAAACATCATACAAGAATCTTAATGATGTTAAAGATAATGAAAATATTTCGTGGGGAGAAAACTTTGTGTAGCCAGATGCAGAATTTCCATATACTTGGAAAAAGACTGAAATAAAAGCTAGCAGTAGTGCTGAGAGTTCAGCAACTAGTGTATCCTATGAATTAGCTAGTGTATCATCCTAGTCTACCCAAACTATATATACAGCAAGGTCTGCTGATACTAAAGCAATAACTGTAGCTTATAATAGTATTGATGATCACGGAGTATCTAAACCTAATTATAATGATACTCTAGAAAATATATTAGATAAACCTGAAAATTCTTTATGGTCTAGGTCTCCTGTAAGTATTTCAGCTACTAATCCAAATGGATATATAGCTACTAGAACAAGAACTAATACTGGAGAATGGGGAGCTTTTAATATTGCACAAAATGCTAAATGGGCATATAATAGTATTCCTGTTTATAAATATAAAGTGACTGATACTATAAATATTCCCCCAGTTATAGAGAATAGTGCCGACTATAGTGAAGTTGAAGGTTGGAAAGATTAGATTACAGAATCTTTTACTGGATATTTGTGGATGATTAATGCTACAATAGTAAATGATGTATATTAGATAAATGGTTCTAAGGTATGGAGTTCTCCTACTTTAATATCAATTGTTAAATAATGGAATTTAGTATTGATATACATAACTCCTTATAGGGAGATATAACACTTGAAGATTTCTCTAAAGAATATGGTTATTATATTCCAGAAGGAGATGATTATCCGGATTCTAAAATAGAAGAAATAGATGGAGTATCTACATTAAAATATAAGTATAGTAAAACAGTAACATTAAACACTATTCTTAAAGTAAATATGAAAGAAGCTATATTATAGGATGTCCTAATTCATAAACATGAAGATGATGTGGATGTTTGTAGTTTCCATGTTGAAGAAGATGGGTATTATGTGGTAAGCCACTATGTACTACCTACTCGTGAATGGTATGATAATTTTTTAAAAAATCCTGATACTGAATTATCAGAATTTATTTCAGAAGGTATATACTTTGTTGAAGATGATAAACTAAAAAAAGTAGTAAAAGGAGAAATTGTAGAAGCCGAAGTAAAAGAATTATTAGAACGTAATTATGAAGGAACGAATATTTTACATTGTAAGATTGATATATTTTTTAATGGTAATTTATAGCAATGTTATATAAATTATTGTAAAAAAATATATGATTCTTTATTAAATAAATGTAAATCTTCAGAATATGATTCTAATATATATGCCAGAGATTTTATATGGATGACATTAAATATAATAGATTATTTAGTAGGATTTAAATAGTTTTTAGAAGCGGAACGTATTATAGAACAATTTAAAACTTGTGGAGGATTTTGTACTGCTTCTAATACTAATACTAATAAATTATATTCTGATTGTGGATGCTCTAAAATGTGAAGCTATAAAGCAGTACAATATGTATATTAATAAAGCTATTAAGGGATATAAAAATGATTATCAATATATTTTAGCTTTAATTAGCTTTATTAATATGCCTATTCAATTAGAAGGTATGGAATTTATTAAATAGCGATTATTAAATTATGGCAATACAGACTATTTACACTTAGGTAGATAATGCTAAATTAGAACCTTGTAAAAAAGGTAAACCAGTACTTCCATTTAAAATACCTTTATTAAGAAGCAATTATTTAGGGGAATATAGAACTTAGGTTGAAAAAGATAAAGTCTTGAAAAACCTAGGTATTTTAGGAGCTACTGGAAAATATACTTATCCTTCAGATGTATAGTTAGATAGTTATAAAGATATAAAAACTGTATAGTAGGCTTTAGACTATTGTATAAGATTAATTTAGTCTTATGAAGTTAGTGATAAAAATATTAAATAGTTAATAGAAGATGTTCAGACTATTTAGTAGAATATTACAGGACTACAAACTTCTATACAATAGAATACTGAAAATATTACAACAATTAATAATTCTATAGAGTAGATTAATAACTAGATACTAGAATTTGATAGAAAACTAGAAGAATTAAATGTTGATGATAAAATTACTAATAGAATTAATCAACATTTAGCAAATTCTAAAACTATAGAATTAAGAGATAATACTTTAGAAGTAAAGGTATCTAATGAAGAAGTAAACGCAATTATAGTTAAAGAAGATGGTATTTATGTAAATGATAATACAGAATAGGTATAGTCTAATACTAATGCTATTAAATCTTTAAAAAATTCAGATAAATATCTTACAGGAACTACAGGTTCTTCTCCCTATACAGTAGGTGGAATCAAAGAAGGAACAACTGCTGAATCTTTAAATGGTAAAACTATATCAGATATACTAGATTTAATGTTATTTCCTGCTTATGTTAGAAATTTAATTTCTCCAACTTTAGTTTATTCAGCATTGCCTAGTTTAGTAGAAGTAGGAAGTTCTCTTTTACATCCTGAGTTAATTTTTACTTAGAATGATGCTGGATCTTAGACTTCTACAGTAGAAACTATATCATTTAATGATTCTCATTATGATAACGCTTCTTATATAGGAATAGGGGTATATAAATATGAAGCAACTGTTAATTATGAAGCAGGAGAATACTTAGTTAATAATAAAGGAGAAATAACAGATTCTAGAATAGAAGCTGGCAGTATCTCAACCTCAGTTTCTACAATAGCTACTTATCCATGGTATATAGGTACAAATACTTAGGTATTTAAATAGAGATTAGTAGCATTTAATACTGATTCTGGAATATAGGAAATATCTCTTTCTGGTAGAGCAGTTATTAAATTGCCAGGAGCTAATTCTTAGTTATTATCTTTTAAAGTAAATGGAGGTCTTGGATTTTTAAATGTAGACTTAAATGGTTGGACATAGACAACTGAATAGATAAATGGAATTACTTATAAGGTATGGTCAAAAAATGATGAATATTCTTCAGTACTTCCACATTAGTTACAATTTAAATTAATGTAGTAATGGGATTTAAATACTAGGGAGATTCAACCATTGGAGTTTCGTTAACTGTACAAACTCCAAAACCATTAGACACTAGGTTAGTTGTAGACACTAGAGCAGATTTATATAGTATTCCTGCTAAGTATGCTTATAACGGAATGCCAGTAGTATGTGTTGCTGATGGTAATATTTATACGTTATTAGATAAAAATAAAATAAAAGAAGCTATAGGATGGAAAGCTTCTTATGAGGCAATTTAGATAATTACTTGTACAGAGTAGGAATATAAAAAATGGTAGGATAATACTAATCCAGATTTTACTCCAAAAGACGATAGTCAAACTTGGCTGCATCAAGATACATATTATTATATATATGAAGAGAGTATAAGTGATAAAGGATAGTATTATGTATCATATACTTAGTTTGAAGATTTAACTAATCAAGTAAATAAGAAAGCAACTATATCTGCTTTAAATAGTTTATCTGAAAAAACTGATAAAGCACTACAAGATTTAGCCAAAGTTTATGCTACTCTTGATGATATAGATAGTTCTAACCCTGAATCTAAGCTATCTAAAACTTTAGATAATTACTATACAAAATAGAAAGTAGATGATACTTTTGTAACTAAAGAAAGTTTACGAGGTGACGGAATTGAGGGTGATAATTTTGTATTTGTTACAAAATCACAGTATGATACTGATTAGCAAAATCTTAACCAATATAAAGAAGAAACTACTAATTAGATAAATACTAAAGTAACTACTAATTCTGAAGCGCAATTAAAATCTATATCTAATGAAGGTACTACTCTTAGTATAGGTTAGAAAGTGGCAGTAAATGGAGAAGATGTTGCTTTAGATAAAGATGTTCCTAAAATAGTAGTTATGGATTAGTAGGAATATGATGACTTAGAAACTAAAGACCCTGATGTTTATTATATGACTCATGGTACTGAGTCTAATAATGGAGGCATAGTTTCAAGTGAATTCTTAGAAACTAATTACTATAATCAAGAACAGATAGTTGATTTATTTAATAATGTTTTACAAAATTTATTTACTGTTTCTGGTAAAGTTTTAGAATTAGGTGTTCATGCTTTAGACATTATTTTGGTTGATAAACCTACCGACCAAACTTTTGATTACGATGGAAATATCCATAAATTAGAAAGTACAGACTATTATAATGTTATAGGTGATGGAGGATCTGAACCAGGGACTTATAGATTTAAAGTAGTATTAAAAGCAGGAAAAAGATGGAGGGATAATACTAATACCCCTATATTTATAACTTACACTATTAATTAAAATATTAAACAATGCAAACATTAAATCAATTAAAATTTGGAAACACTGTGTATGACTTAGCAGCTAAATTTGATGCTGAGGATAACAATATTAAAGATACTTATTCTACAAAAGAATATGTAACTTAGAAGATATCTGAGCTAGTTAATTCTGCTCCAGGAACATTAGATACTTTAAATGAGTTAGCAGCAGCTTTAAATAATGATTCTAATTTTGCAACTACTATAATCACATAGTTAGGAACTAAAGTTGATAAGGTAGAAGGTAAACAATTATCTACTGAAGATTTTACTGCTGCTTTAAAAACTTCATTAGAAAGTCTTCCTGGAGAAATTAGTGGTAAATATGTAAAACCTTCAGGAGGTATTCCTAAAACAGATTTATCTTCAGAAGTTTAGGAATCTTTGAATAAAGCAGATAGTGCTATACAGGATATTTCTAGTAAAGTAGATAATTCGATTTATTCAGAAGATAAGAAAACTTTTGCTCTCAAAACAGAAATACCTACAACATTACCTGCTAGTGATGTTAGTGCTTGGGCTAAGGAATCTACTAAACCTACATACACTGCTACAGAAATTGGTTTAGACCAAGTAAATAATACTTCGGATATGAACAAACCTATTTCTACAGCAACCTAGACTGCTCTAGATGGTAAGGTAGACAAAGTTGAAGGTAAATAGTTATCTACTAATGATTACTCTGCTGAAGAAAAGAGCACAGTAGCATAGTTAAAAATTGATGTAGAATAGTTAAAATCTACTGTAGCAACTTTAACTACATCATTACAAGAGCTTAGAGCTGGCGCTTAAAAAGATCTAGACAAATGATATATAGAAATGGTAAATTAATAACTGAAGTTCATTAGAATATTAAAGAATTTATTGATTAGATATAGTAGCTTGTCTAGAAAGATATTGGAGCTATATATAAAGGTTCTCAATTAGTTTGGGTAACTGTATATAACGCTATTAAAAGTTGTTATGGCAGTGGTACCTGGATACAAGATAAACCTTGGTTAGATAATGACTTTTGGAAAAATAATTAATACAAATGGCAATTTAGAATTTAAATAAACAAGATTAGCTAGATCTAACAATGAATTGGGATGGTGCTACAGGCTAGCAGGTAGAGGATTTAATATCCAGACATTTACCTGCTAGCATGGGGTACGATAGTTCTAGTAATGTATTAACTATTGCTAATACTAATGGAGATACTATTGTACAAACTGAAGTAAGTGTAGCTCAACCTATATATAATCATTCTATATAGATAGAAGGAGTATATTTTAATAATACTGACTCCGAGAATTAGATAAATAAAGATACTATACTTTGTAAATTAGGTACTAAAATATATTTAGGAGTAAGATATACATATACTGCTACTAATCCATTAACTAATAAAGTTACTCATGTAAATAGTACTTAGAAATTATTTGTAAATGTTGGAAATGGTTTTATATAGTTAGAGTAGGGAATAAAATCTTCTCCTGATACATAGTATATAGAAATTACAAATTTATATACTAAAGTAATATCTTCTAATGTGTCTGTTAGAGCTATAGCATCTGCAAATATAGAAGATAAAACAGTAACATCTATTACTACTAAAAAGATTCAAGTAGTTAATCCTAAACTTAGATATTCAGGCAAATCTTATATAGTTTCAGGTACTGCTGGATTTGAAGTGCAAGATGGCGGAGGCGCTTCTTATTTAATTTACTATAAAATAAATGGTTCTACAATTAAAAACTAGGATAATTTAATTTTAGCATTAACTGATACAGGAGTAAACACTATTGAAGCTTATGCAGCAGTAACTAGTAATGTTTCTATTAAATCTGATATTTTAAAAGTTTAGGTAATAAATACTAAGGATGTAACTTCTTTTGATAAAGTATTATATGCTATAAATGAAGTATCTACTGGAGTAAATAACTGGGAATTTAGTAAGTTATATAAATTATCTATATACTTCAAAGGCTAGTCTTAGGAAGAATCTACCATAATTACTAAACTTACTGAAACTGGTAACTCAGAAGATTATAAGTTAAATAAAACTAAGACAATAACTTTAATTGGAGATGACGGAGTTATTGAACAGGACGTTAGTTACTTCTTAGGAATAACTGCTACCCAAGAAACATTTAATACTGTATTAGTAGTAAATATAGATGGGGAGGATATAGTATCTTGGGATGCCTCTACAATTATAGAAGTTTCTAATAAAGGTTCTTTCAGTTATACTTCTGATTGTTCTTATTATTTTGATTAGTATGCTCCTGATAATTCTAATATTATAACTAAAGAAGTTATTGATAAAGTAATTTCTCCTGATGGATTAACTACTGACGATGCTTTAACAGTATTTAGATTATCTGCTGGAAATTATCCTAATAATATTATTAATTTAGATTTATCTGATTAGCTAACTAATTAGGGATTTACTTTTGAGTTAGATTTTAAATCTTATAATATTAGTGATGAAACTAAACCATTATTAAAATTAGGAAGATTTATATTATATCCTACAGAACTTAACTGGCAATATGGTAATGTAGATGCAACCCAAGTAGATACAACTGCTAAAAGTTCTATATTCTAGGGAGATACAAGAACTCATATTTTAATTGAAGTTGTTCCTAATTTTAAAGCTCCTGCAAGAGAAGTTCCAATAGAAGTTAAAAAAATAGCTAATAAAACTACTAACTTAGTTAGAATATTTATAAATGGAGGTATTGACCGTCTATATAAATATGATTACTTAACAGATTTCTAGTATGATGGATTTAACTTAGAAGTTAGCCCAGAATCTGCAGATCTTGATATCTATGGACTTAGAATATATAATAGAGCTTTAACTTTAAAAGAGATAGAAAATAATTATATTTCTACTATGTCTTCTGTTACTGAGAAGTCTAAATTTCAGTAGTTAAATGATTTAGTTGCTACTGATTCTAATAATGATACTTACATATCTTATAATAAAGTTAAATCATTATATAATACTTTGGTATATATAATGCCAAATACACATAGATATCCTCATTAGTTTAATTTAGTTAAAGGAGTATCTATTAAAGGATGTACAGTATTTATAAATTATGTAAATAGTATAGCTACTGAAGAGGGCCATGTTTTATCAGAAGCATAGATAAATCGTTGCTCTGGTAGATTTACTAATGCAACTATTAGTGGTCAAGGTACCTCTGCTATGAAGTATTATTGGTACAATATTTAGATGAAAAATCCTACATTTACTTCATAGGGATGTTATAACGAGGAACTTGATGAGTATGTTGAGCCTACCGATGATAATCCAAATAACTATTAGTATAATAGTGAGTATTACTATATGCCAGAGGATAAAGATTGTGCTATTGGTATATAGAAGTCATGTGGTAAATTTAATTATGCTTCTTCTATGTAGTCTCATAAGATAGGTGCAGTTAGAGCTTTTCATGATTTATGGGATGCTTGTGTAGATAAATCAGACTTTACACCTGAAGAAATAAAAGGAAGAAAAGCTTGTCTTGAAGATACATTTATAGCATTCTATGTAGAAACTGATTTATAGGATGTATCTAATTATAAATTATCTGATTTGGCTTAGCTTGATGATTCTAAAATAATGTTTGCAGGATTTTAGACTTGGGGTTCTGCAAAAGGAGATAAAAATACATTTGGCTATTCTAAAAAGACAACTCCTGAATATATTTTATTGGAAGGAGCAGAAAATAATGGAGAATTGTGTAACTGGTTAGCTCCTTGGAGTCCTAGTATAGCTACATTAAGTGGTGAAACTTGGAAAACTCAATAGTTAGTAGTAAATGAAGGAACTCCTTCTTATGTATTATCTGATTCATTTGATGTTGATTATGGATTAGATAGTTCTGATGATAAGGGAAATACAATGTCAGTTGATGGATAGAAAACTTTAAATAAGTTTATAGAAGCATATAATTTTGTATATATGCATACTATTAATTTATTGCCTTATAAAGAAACTTATTCATTAAATGATCCTCGTAATACTTCTCTTGATATAACTAAAAAATATTATATTACAAGTATTAACTATTAGGATAATACTTATTTTAAAGGAGCTCAGTGGGATGTCTTTAGATATGATAAATATTCTATGCTATGGGTTCCAGCCGGATTACCAGTTTTAAATGATGATGGCTCTTAGAAATTATCCACAGTTAGAAGTGCTTATAACACTAATGTCTATGAGTACGAAACTTTTAACTTGAAAAAATTCCATGAATAGTTAGGCACTTCTGGAGTTGAGAATATTAATACTTACATAGAAGATTTAAAAACTGATTTCAAAAATAAGTTTGGAACATATTTTCATGTTGATGATATAATATATCACCAAGCTTTTATTAGATTATTTGCAGGTACTGATAATAGAGCTAAGAATACATATTTTAAACTATTTAATAAAGATTGTAAAATCTAGTTATTATAGGATGATATGGATACAATCTTAGCTACTGATAATAGAGGTTTATAGAAAAAGCCTTATTTCTTATTAGAACCTTCTCTAGAATCTAATAAAACTTATAAGTAGATGTGGGGAGGATCCAGCGCATTCTTTGAACTAGTAGATATAGCTTATAAAGATAAGATTGATGATATGTTATCAACAATGTTATTATAGATGAAGTTTGGTTCTGCTGAATCTTCTTTAGATACTTGGATGACTTAGTATTTTTATTATGTATAGAGATATTATCCAGCTGTAGCGTATAATTATGTATCTAGACTAGCTTATGAATGTGCTCAAATATTCTTTGATAATTAGAAAGAAGCTGGAGTAACTTGGATTAATAATGGACAAACTCCAGTATCTTAGGAACATGGTAGTTGTTTAGAGAGCGAAATAGCTTTTATGCGTAAAAGACTTACAATGTTTTTAAGTCAAGCTAGGATAGCAACTTTTGGACGTGAAGGTGCAGGTATTCCTATTAAAGTAAAGGAAGATGTCCAAGATCCTCAAACCTACAAGGTAAGAATTACTCCTTATTAGTATTTATATTTAGGATATTTAGTTGGTAGTGTTAGTAATCTATATGTTACTAATAGGGCAAGTGCTGGAGAGACTGTTGAAGTTACTATATCTTTAACAAATGATGCTTCTTATTATGTATTAGGAGGTAATTATATACAAAGATTTGATAATTTTAACTAGGTATTATTTAACTAGGGAGACTACTCTCTATCAGCTCCAAAATTATTAGAGTTTTCTGCTAATACAGGTTCTGATAGCTTACCTTTATTCTAGCCACCTTCTCTAACTTTAAAATGTAATGTGTTAGAGAAATTAGATTTAACTAATGTACGTTCTTTAACTACTATAAATCTTGATTCTAAGCATACTCCTAAGTTAAAGGAAGTTATTCTTACAGGAACTAATATAGCTACAGTAGCACTACCTACTGGTAGTAGATTAACTAAAATACATTACCCAGCAGCTTTAACTAGTTTAGTTATTACTGATAATGAAGGTTTACAAGAGGTTAGATTTGAAAGTTTAAATAACTTAGAAACAGTTGATATTAACTGTGCTAAAGTAGGACAATTTAATATCTCAAATTTCTGTGAATAGTTAATTACTTGCCCTAGTCTTAAATCAGTTACTTTAAAGAATTTAAATAGTAGAATTTCTTTAAGAGCTTTAGAAAAGTTAATATTATTATAGGCTAAACTTACTGGTAAATTAACTATTGTTAATTCTGATGATGAATTAGAAGGTATTAGTTATAATGATAAAGTTAATTTAGTTAACTTATATGGGAATATAGATTCTCAAGATAATAGCTTATATATTAATTATAAAGTAACTAATGCTTATAATATTTCTTGTGAAACTGAGATTTCAGTTTATGGTCAAGGATATTCAGGAAACCCATTTGGATTAAGTCTTGATGGTAATAATATAGCTTTAATTACTGAAGGAGGAAAAGTAATTCCAGATATTACTTATAGATTTAATTCTGATGTATCAGATGTAGCTACTATAAATAATAGAACTGGTGTTATTACTTTAAAAACAGCCTCTTCTCCTAAAACTACTACAGCAACTATTACTGTAAGACTTACTAATGGTAATACTCTAACCTCTGGAACTATAAATATTTATTTTTCTTGGAAAGCTCCTGAATTAGGTAACTTTGTTTATGCAGATGGTACCTACTCTAGTGCTTATATGCCTAGTAAAACATTAATGGGATTAATCTTTGCTATCAAAAAAACTTCAGATACTGAAGGAACAGCTTATATAGTTGGTAAGGAATACTTAGACCCTTAGTATGTAGGATATACAGATGAAGCAAATTAGGGGGCATCTGATGATAGAAAAGATCTTTATAATGTAAAATTCTGGTTAAATAATTAGGTACCAGGACTTGGAGATACTTATTATATTACTAGAGGTGTTACAAGTACTGTAGATGCTGATGCTAATTAGCCTATTACTTTAACTACATTTAAATAGAAGAGTCCTTCTACATTTACAGGTAAAGAAGATACTAAAGCTTATATAGATAATGTAAATTCTACATTATTACGAATATTAGTTAGAACCTATCCTGAATTAATTAAAGTTTCTGGAAGTACTTACGAAATAACTACTAAAGAAAATTTAGATACTATATTAGCTAATATTCCAAATATAAGTAATTAGAATCTAGAACAAATGTAGTGTTTGTTATATCCATATTTCTATGAAACATATTTGTATGAACCTACAGTAACTGAAGAAGAAAAGAATACCCAAGCCTTCTAGAATTATTTTAGTAAAGGTAAATGGTATGTTCCTTCATATTAGGAATTAGCTACTTTAATTTATTATAGAGGTTATAGTGCAGCAGGAAGTAATTTCTCCACTGGAGATATTCCTATAAAATCTAATATATCAGATGCTATAACTAAAGAATCAGGAGATTTAAAAAATCCTATATTCTCTATAGCTTATAAAAATGCTGGTAACTATATGCCAACTGCATGGAATACTTTAGCAGATTCTAATAACTTATGTACTAATACAGACGCCACCTGTCATAACTATACTTATTAGGAAATAAGTAATTATTCTGTAAGTGGATATGAATATAGTTATCAATGGGTATCTGGTAGTAATGACGGAAATATTGGAATTGGAATCTAGGGGGCAGCATATAATGGTTGGAGATTATTAAAACATAAACCTCTTCCTTGTGCACAATTTAATTATCAATAGAAATAATGGAATAGTTAAATATTAATATAGTTAAAAATTCTACTTATACCTTAGATGAAATATTTAATATATATAAAGAAGCATTTCCAACTAATAAACAATGGTCTGAAATATTAATATTAAGAGAAGGAGTGTTAAACTTCTTCTCTTTAAAAAATATATTAAAGAAATCTATTGTTTATTATGATAATTCTAAATATGTTAATTCATTTTATTATTAGGATAAACAATATTGGTTAAGTAAAGATGTTAGAATAGGTTTATTTAGATTAATAGATAGTGGTGCAAAATAGATAACTTTACAATTAAATGATAATTATGTAATTATTTCTTCAGATAAATTAAAAGAATTTCTTAATTAGTTAGAGGTATATGCTGGGAAATGTTTTTCAATAACTGCAGAACATCTTTAGAATATAAAATAGTTAAGTACTATTGAAGAATTACTTAAATATGACTACACTGCTAAATATCCAAATAAAGTTATTCTAAATGAAAATTAGTGTTAAAAAAGATATTGGGCTAGGAGTCAAGGATTCTTAGCCCATTTCTGTTTCTATACAACTTCCTAAAATAATAGAGCCTCCTAAATAGACTTATGGAATAATTCATAATGAACAACCTGTTATAAAACAAGAACCTTCTAAAGAAGTAAATAAAGATTCTATTATTGATAAAATAAATACTGGATTTGGTTGTGATAATGCTTTACATAAAGATTGTCCTAAACCTTAGTGGCATCAACATTTATGTAAAGAGAATTTTTTAGGAGAATTTAAAACAGAATTAGAAAAATAGTTAGCTAGAGATAATTTAGATATATACAGTAAAACCTAGATAGATGAATTTATAAAAAACTTAACAGGAGTAGATTTATCATCTTATATTACTAAAGATTATTTTAATGAAGCTATATAGAATTTAGATTACGTAAAATCATCTCTAAAATCTAATATAGACTACAATATACCAGAAAATTTATTTAAATTATGAGTACCCAAATAAAAAGATTATATCAAAATAATTAGGAATTCGTACCTATTACTTTAGCTGAAGCAGTAGTAGTAAATACTACTAACATTCCAGGATTACAATCTTTAGGAATTACTACATTAGATAAGGTATTAAAAACTACTTTAGGAGTTGTTGGGTCTAATACTCTAGATATAGAAACTATTAATAGAACTCTTGCTACTATTAATAATACTTTACAGAATAAGTAGGATAAATTAACCGCTGGGGATGGAATTACTATCTCTTCTGATGGAGTTATTAGTATTACTAATACTAGTACCTTAGGATTTTAGTATAAAATAGTTACTATGCTACCTTCTCCTCCAGGAAAAGACTATGAAAACATTATATACTTAGTTCCTAATCCTGAAGGAGTAAATGGTAATATTTTTACAGAATATATTTGTATTAATAAAGATTCTACCTATATTTGGGAATAGATAGGTTCTTTAACAACAGATGTTAACTTAGATGATTATGTAACTAAAACTGAATTTAATGCTTTAAAATCTATAGTGTTAACAGCCCAAGATGTTACTACATCATCAGGAATTGCAGTCACAGTAAATTATAATATACCTGATACTTTATACGATGAGCAATAAATTAGTTAAAGTAATATTAGCAAATAATTAGGTATTTCCACAAACTGTAGCAGAGGCTATTTTAGTTAATGGTGATTAGGTAACTACTTTAGATAAAGTTCTTCCTAAAAAAATAGAACAAATAATTACTCCTGATAATTCAGGATTAACTACTTCTAAATAGGGAACTTCTGTGATAGTTACTCATACTAATAAAATTATGCCTAATGAGGCTCCTAAATCTTACTTAATACAATATGATTAGAATGGACATATAGTAGGTACTGAGCCTATTAAAAAATAGATAACAACTGTAAATAATGCTGTATATTCACAATACGATGGAAATGCAGATTCTAACATAAATTTTGGAGATGATTTTACTATAAATAATAATAATATTTCTCTCAGATGGGAGGATATAAATTAATAATAAATAATGGCACTATTAAATTTTGCTACTTCATATAATGATATAGCTGATAAGTTAAAATTAGCTCAATCAGAAACAGGTGATTATATAAAATTATATTTTACAAAGGATGGTCATATAATCTCTCATGGAGTAGATTATATTCCTTGGGGAACTGGAATAATTCCTATAAATAAATTACCTGTAGATAATACTGTAGCAGATAATAAACATTTATGGGATAGTAAAACTATACAAGATAAGATTAATTAGTCGTTTGTAGCTAATGATGCAATGCGATTTAAAGGCACTATAGGATTAACTTCTGCTAATAATTATATTATTAATGGAACTGAGGCAGAATTTCCATCTAGAACTGCTACTATAGGTGATACTTATAGAGTAGTAACTGCTGGAAGGTACGCAGGAATATAGTGTGAAGTAGGAGATTTACTTATTTGTATCACTGCGGATTCAACTGGTGAAAATACCGCTTGGACAGTAGCTTAGACTAATATTAACGGTTAGGTTTATCATACAATAAACGGAGTTTAGAAAGGATTTTATTCTAATGATACTGATACTTTTTCTATTTTTGCTCCTACTACTGCTGGAGCCTTGGGATAGGTTTTAACTAGTAGAGGAGGTAATAGTGCTCCAATTTGGACAAATTAGTCAGAAATTATTGCTGGAGGATTAACAGATGCTGCAAAAAAAGCCTTATTTACAGCTCTAACTTATACAAATGATGTGTTAACTGTTACTATTGGCGGTACTACTAAAACTGCTACTATACGTGGACGTAGAGCTGTAAATGTTAATTCAACAGAAGTGTTACCTACTTCTGATAGTACTGCTCTTAATTTTATAAATGGTAATGGTATCTCTTTTACTTGGGATAGTAGAAATAAAAATTTATCAGTAAATGCTAATACTAACTTTAGTACTGATTTAGGGAATAAGAACTATGCAGTAAAAGTTGATTCTAATTAGTAGCTATATGTTAATGTTCCTTGGAATAATACTACTTATGGAGTTGTTTCAAAAGATGCAAATGGATTAGCTCCACAATTAATAAATACAAATAAGACTTTTATAGGACAATCTTTCTATTTATTAGCATCGTCTGATGGTTAGGCTACTCCTAGTTGGTATAAATTACCTAGCAATGCATTTATAAATACTTGGAGAACAATTAAAGTTGGTGGAGTCTCTATAGGTAATAAGACTCTTAATTTTATGCCAACTGGAGATATTTATGTAAAAACTGCAGATTAGGATAGTACATCTGCCGATGATTTTGATATAGGTTTTGGTCTAGCATGGTATAATGTTAGTACCGGTAAATATGAATATGAATAATAAATAATGAAAATAGCATTTAATCCCTCTACGGTGGCAGCTTTAATAACTCCACCAAATAACAAAGATATTACATTCGACCTCAAGGGGCATAGTATATTTGCACGAGGGGTTGAATTTAAAGGCACAGATACTAATACTTGGAGAGATATAAAAATAAATAATGTAAGTATAGGTTCTAATACCTTAAACTTACGAAATGGTAGTAATACTACATTAACTAATACTAATGGTGTAGTAACTATCAATTCTACTTGGAGACCAGTAGTGGATAACTTAACTAGTGATTCCACTACTAGTTCTCTTTCTGCTAAACAAGGTAAAGTTTTAAAAGCTTTAATTGATGGCAAGTCTAATTCAGATCATAATCACGATGGAAGATACCTAAGACTTAGTGGTTAGGATACTATGCAAGGTAATTTATATCTCCATAGTTATGGTCCTTCTTATATAGGAAAAGGTTTGGGAGATAAATCTGGAGCAGATTTTACAGAAGCTAATATAGTTATTAGAAGTTGGTGGGGTATCTCTTTTAAATCTTATGACGACATAGTTAGAACTTATATAGATACTAGAACAGGTAATATAGGTACTAAAGGAGTTCTTAATGCAGTTGGAGCTGTTATTTAGGGTAGAGTATATAATGATGGAGACGACGAAGGAATTATAATCAACCCTGCTCCTAATGGGTCTGCAGGACTTATTTTAGGAACCCATAACGGTGAAAGAAGTGTTTTTTATCTTAAGAAAGGTGATCCCTTTTGGCGTTATAATAATGGTTCTACTAATTTAGATATTTATCATCCTAAAAAATCAGGAACTATAGCTTTAACCTCTGATATTCCTAATAAAGACAGTTGGAATTATGACGATAGATACCTAAGACTAACAGGTGGTTGGATGTCGGGTAATATTAATTTTGGAGGCGATAATAAAATATACTGGGGACGTAATACTAATTCTGCATCTATTTCATTTAAAAATGATGAAGATGAGGATGCTAATTCTTATATGAGTTTTGTTACTTCTGATAATGGTAATGAATACTTTAGATGGAGTCATAGTTCTGGTTCCACTAATACAGAATGGATGGCGTTAAGAAGCGATGGTCTTAGAGTAGGAGGAACTAAAGTTAGCTTAGAAGGGCACAATCACGATGGTAGATACTTACGTTGGAATGGTCGTACTGCTGATACAGCAGCAATGATCTGGGGAACTCTTACTGATGCTAATGGTTATACTATTTTATCTCACGCGTCTTCTTCTGATGGAGGAGATATGGGATTTGTGAATAAAGGGGGACAAATCTTTATGTAGCTTGATGGTTATTACTATTAGAAAGAAGGTCTGTATAGAGTTCTTGATACTTCTGATTTTACTACCTTTAGTAATATAGGAAGTTAGACTACTCGTATTACAATAGGAGGAATTACAAAAGATTTAAAAATTGATGCT